TGCATGAGCGCTGTCAGTATCGCGACTGGCGGTAGGCTACCCCTCGCGGAGCGTCTTTCGCGTCGATGTCCGCGGTCGATGATGCGCGAGCTGTTCACCGCTCGACTCGCGCGTAGGTGTCGCGTCGACTGACGTCCGACACTGCTAACCAGCGTCGCGATGACGTACACGTCTCCAGAGAGCGATCAGATCATCGCGCTGGCAAGCAGTCGCGCGTGTCGAGCGCCACCACAGCACGTCGTTCGGATGGTACGGGTTGTCACTCATCGCCGCTCTCCTGTGATGCGCGGTAGGCAACGGCGTGCGGCGAATCGCGTCAAATGCGGCAACAAGGCCGGTCTCTGGGTCGTCGAAGCCCTCGCGCAGAGCGGCATCAGCCAGCCGCTTGGCCGGTTGCAGCCGCTCGACCTCGGCGCGCGCCTCGTTCCGGTCGTCGGCGTACAGGGCAAACTCGACGTTTCGTTCCTCCCAGCGCCGGCTGGACGCAGCAAGTACGTCCACGTTGCGCCGCTTCCATTCAGCGACCTCGGCGCGGAGGGCGACGCAGTCAGAGGCGCAACGACCGGAAACCTTGGCCCATGACGTCGCGGACGCGGTCATTGATTCCAGGTCGGCTTCAAGGCGAGCGTTATCTTCCACCAAGTAGGTGTTGAGGTTCGTCAGCCGCTCGACCTTGGCGCGGAGGGCGTCTTTAGTCTGTTCGTGTACCCCCATGAGCCTCAATATCTCGGACCGCTCGTCGGCAAGGAACCCCTCAAGCCGCGCGACCTCGGCCTCTGTATCGGCCAACTGGATCACAGCCGTAGCTGCAACATCTTTCAGTTCGTCGACCTCGGCGCGTAGGGTTTTGTTGTCGTTCTTTAGCATCTTCGGCGTATCATATATAAAATCCCAATCACTCATTCTTCCCCCTCAAATTCCTTGTCCAACTCTTTATAAAATGCATCTAGCCAGGCATCACCGGATTCAGTTCTCTCAAACCGATCGTTAGCATCTCCAAGATATCCCGCGCTCACCAGAATGTTAACAGCTTTTTTCACATCAGGCTGCAAATCATTTGCAAAAAGTGGGGTCTGTTGTAAAATAAATGCTTTTATTAGATCATCCACTATTGAACCACCACACTACATGCCACAGCCGAGCATATACCTTCAATACATTCCTCCAACGGAACAATGGAATCAAAGTTATACTCGGGACCATTACCAATACCACCTATCCCATCAGGCCAAGGTTCTTCCGAAGGCTGATCCCAATAGGTGCAAGTATGACAAGATTCCCCATCGGAATAAGATTCTCCGAGTGTAGACTCTTCACATGCTGGGTCAGGTGGGGGCGAGTGGTCATAATCACAATCACACCCTACAAGGATGAATCCTGACATGATTCCCAGAAGCGTTCCTACAAGAAAAATACATAGTACAAAATATCTTAACCGCATTTGCTATACCCACATGAAGTGCATATTAAGCACCCCTCTTGATAAATTAGTCCATCTTCAACATTACAAGACTCACACGTCTTATCGCTTGAAGCTTTTCTTCCGTCTTCGATATATCTCTTTAATACCCTCGCTAGAATTTTGTGAAACGAAAAGATATTCGATGCTTTATCCTTCTGTAGTTGGGAACAGACATATTCAACGTGTGCTCCATGTCTTAAGGAAAGCGAAATCAATCTTGTTAAAGTTCCATATTCTGGATTATCGAATGTTTTCACTAAGTCCTTTATCGTGAACCCATTCAGCTTAAGATCGTATCTGGAGTTTACAGTCTTGCGCGGCCTCTTGATAATGGTCCCGGCTGAATATTCATCTGCTAATTCAACCTTGTCGGATAAGCCTCCAAACACTTCATAAGGATGACCATTTAAGAGACTGACGAATATAGTCCACTTTTCATCCTTGATTGTCACATTGTGAATGTCACAGGGCAGGGATTCTGGACGCTTGAAGGCATCAGCCATCTCAAACAGGCCCTCGCCTGCGCGAGCCTTTGTAGGGGCGTCAGCAGCCAGTAAAACCCCGTCCCTGGACCCATCAACGTACACCGTCACTCCTTTGAGTCCATGCTTCCATGCAGACATGTATAAGCGCCCAACTAGTTCCGGGGTAGTCCCCTTCGGAAGATTGATCGTTGAACTTATCGAATGGTCGATGTGACGCTGCATTACCGCCTGAATTTCTACTCTTCTAAACGGATCGATTTGATCTGAAGTTGTAAAGAAGTCTGGGATCTCTTTGGTATCGAATTCTTCAAGGTATTCTTTTACATTGTGGTGATATACTGGATATTCCTGCCAGCGATCTCCCATGTCATCTATGAAGTCCGCTTTCTCCGACTTGCTCTGCAACTTTCTTCTTCTGATATAGAAGTTTCGGAAAACAGGCTCAAGTCCTGAAGAGGTTCGGGAACAGATGGAGACAGATCCAGTCGGAGCATTTGTCAGAATAGAAATATTCCGACGCCCATACTTCTTCATTTTGTCTATCAATTCTTTCGGGAAGCTCTTAAAGAACTCACAGTCCTTTTCAGTTTCCCAATCAAAAGCGGGGAATGCTCCACGCTCAATAGCCAAATTGACACTCTCGTCATATGCGGTCAGCTTTAAAGTCTCGTAAATCTGGTCGATAACTACTAAAGCTTCATCCGAATCATACTTCATTCTTAAGCGAGCCAGGGCATCTGCCAAACCGTGTGTCCCAAGACCCGTTCTGCGTCCATTATGACACGCATCCCACATCTTCTGCCAAAGCTCTCTTTCATCGGGAGAATCACAGATGGATAAGATATTTTCAATCTTCTCTAGTTCAAGGTCTACAAGATCATCGCAGAGTCTCATAGCCATTCTAACAATGTATTCAAATTCTTCGAAGTCGAATTCTGATCCATCTTCAAATGCAGTAAGAACCATCCACTTGAGATTGAGAGAGATCAGTCTGCAACTGTCGTAAGCGGATAGGGGTACTTCTCCGCAGGGATTTGTACTAAGAGTCTTAAACTCCGCATAACAATGAGCAGGTAGCATCTTTGTGATGTTGTCCCACATCAATAGACCAGGCTCTGCAAAATTAGTAGCTGACTCAATGATTAAATTCCAGAGATCCTTTGCTGGCATCCCATTAATAATCTTGGCCTCACCCTCAACTGGCCACTGCATTGTCCAAATGCCATCATTCTCTAGAGTCTGCATAAACTTATCTGATATCTTTAGAGAGATATTAGCTCCCGTTACCTTGGATAAGTCATTTTTCATAACAGCAAACTTGGGAGCATCTGGATGTTCAATCCCAAGAGTTATCATCAATGCGCCGCGCCTATTTTCCTGCCCAATCATTCTTGTGATATAGGAGTACAGGTCTGAAAAGGACCAGGCTCCTGACGAGGTCTTAGCTGAGTTTGTCACCAGGGCATTCTCCGGTCTCAGTGTCGAGATATCAACACCGACACCACAACGCCTCTTAAAGAGATTCGCCAAGTCTCTGCCCTTATTCATAATAGAGGATATGTTGTCCTCTGGATTGTCAACCACTACACAATTGCTCAAAGATACGTTCTGTACGTTATTGCCCATCCCCGCCATAGGGGAACCTTGTGGAACGACCTTGGAAAAATTAGACATAGCACCTAATATAGCCCCTTCGTTAACAGGGTTGGGATACTTCGATTCCATTCTATAGAACTCAGATGCCAATCTCTTATGCATATCAAGGGGAACAAGTTCTAGAAAATTGTCAAGCCTATCCCTCAGTGCATATTTTTTCATCCACACATCTGTGGCTAACTCATCCGAATCAAAAGATTCTAAAGTTCTTTTTCTGACTTTGTCTTGCTCATACATTCTAAATCTTCCCCCCCGGTAAATATTTTTTCATTTGTCAACACGCCGTCTTCGTATTCGTGTTCCTTTAAGAGAGCAGAAGCATCCTCGGAGAAGAATTTCCATATACCGTGCCTCTTTCCTTCAAGCACTTGTCCCGTTATGTATAATCTATAGCCATATTTTCCAGTGCCCTTCCATATGGGGGTAAAATAAGCTACTCTTGTAAGATCATCATTATCTGTTTCTATTATTTCCATTTTTTCCCTTCTTCTTAACAAATGCCTTGATCTTTTCAGACAGATCGGGGCGGCGCTCTATTAGTTCTTTTGCGCTATTTGCCAATTCAGCATTGATATCATCTTCATCGACTTGATGTACAATATCAGAATGAACTTTTGCAAAGTCAGCAAACTCAGAATAGACCATACCAGTGGCTCCGTTTCTGTTCTTTGCCACATAAACCTTTCCCTTTGATGAGAAAGTAAGGATATAGTCTGCAATCATGCACTTTGCGAATGCGTCTGCGATGAACTCTAATGTCAATACATCCACATTCAGACCGGAACGGTTACATTGAGAGGCTGTCAGTCCAGCCAAATCAAACCTTTGCATCAGGGCACGCAGTTCTTGGTAAACTGCCTTAGCATCGTTTACCGAGTTACTATCTCTGGTAATTGCTGTTGGTCTTAGTAAGTCTCCGTAGTCAACGATAACCAAGTCGGGATAGATGTCTCTCAACATCAACTTCTCAAGGTGATTTTCGATAGTTTTAGGAGACGCAGTCTTCATCGGATATTCTTTGATAATCAAACGACCCGGAACGTTTTCTACAAGAGTTTGTACTTCCTCTCTATGCTGCCACAGATCGTTGATTGGAATCCCACTCAGGCATGAGTCAAATCTTTTTCCAATGGTAGTATCTTTCAATTCTAGAGTATAAAAAACAACCGTCTTGCCTTGGGAAAGGGCGTATGCACCTGCGTGAGCCAACCGCATACTCTTGCCGCAGCCCGTGGGTGCGATCAGAACAGCCAGTTCCCCTCGACCCCAACCTCCTTGTGTCTCTTCATTAATGATAGGCCAACCACTCTCGATTGCCACCCGTTTGTCGCTCTCGTAGCGTTCCTGAAAGTCTTCAAGATAATCGTGTCCGTGACTCTGATCTAGACCAAGCTTGAAAGCCTTCTCAAACAGGGAATGGACTACATCAAAGTTAGCGTCTTCTAGGAAGGTAAGAGACTCTAACATTGCCTCCTTAACCTTCTGGGTTCTACAGAAGTCAACCGTAGTCGCCTTAATATAATCAGAGTCCTTAATTATAGTTGTTAACTCGATACCATCAAGAAGATCTTTTACTTGCTTCTTTGTGATATCCTCCAATCCTTTCATCTTTGACGTGCAAATCGTTTTCACAACTTCCAGGCTTGGATGAATCTTATACTTCTCTTTGTAATCAAAGAGCCTCTTCGTGATGAATCTTAGACTTTCGAACTCCAAGAAGTTCATATCAATAATTTCCATCATTTGATTGCAAAATGGTCTGTCCAAAATGAGCAATCTGGCCAAGTTCTCTTGGAAAGAGGTTCCGAATTTTGAAAAGTCTGTTTTTTTATCTAGCATTTATTTATTTCTCCATATTTTCGTAATGTACGAACAGTCTTTTAAGATCTAGCCCGAATATTCCATCAACCATGAACATTTGGAAAACAGTTTTCTTATTAAAAGAAGATCCGCCGCTTTCCATCTGAGTATCAGCGCCTTCTCGCGCCGCACTGTGAAGGTTTGGACTATAAAGCTGCATGAGTCTATAGTTCACCCTAATCAGGTTGTCGTTCTCCACGATCTTTTTATATGCCGAGCTTTCTTCCTCTTTGCCTTTCGCGTAATCGAGAAGGCAATCTATCGAGTAAAACTCTGGGTCTTTAAGAAACGGAAATCTTTTGACTACCGTTTTCATTCCGACGCCAGCAACCCCCGGCAAGTTATCACTTTTATCACCTTCGATGGCCCGTGCCAGGGCCAAATTGATCGGGTGTACGCCGAACTTTTCAAGTGCTGTGTCTTCTGTTATGATTTCTTTACTTATAGGTCTGTAGACGATTGTGGTCTTATCTGCCAATTGACAAAAATCTTTGTCACTTGATAGAATTATCTTTTGCACATCTGGGTTCTTAAAACAAATATAAGAAATTATATCATCAGCTTCAACTCCGTCTTCGCATATTTGTGTGACCGGCATATAGTTTAAATATTCGATGGTTCGATGTTGTTGCCAATATCTATTCCGATCTTGTTCCTCTTCAGAATTGTACGAATTAGATCTGTTTAATTTCGGCGGCTTACGTCCAGCCTTATAGTTTTTATTTATTTGCCTTCTTTTCTGATTCCCGCCAGCACCATCCCAAATGATGAAAATCTTGGTCGGATTGGCTATATCAACAGCGGTCTGAAGCATCTTCACCATTCCGACGATACCACCAACGTGCTCGCCTGTTACAGATGAGATGGATGGTATCACTATCCATCCCCGGACGAACATATTGTACCCGTCGACTATTAAATACCTTTCTTTCACAGAACAATCTCCAAAAGATCAATCGGCCAATCAAATGAAATATCCTTAAACATGACGGAGACTGAAACTATCACCTCGCCCTCTTTTTCTATACAATAAACGATGCCAGTTTGTTTAAGCTTCGACTTTAAAAGCTTACCGTCCTTGACTTGTTTAAGGCGAACAAGAGACCCGATCTTCAACTCCTTCTCATTCATCGTCTTCAATCTTTGAATTGTCGACATATTTACGAATCAGTTCGTTATCGAGAACTGCCATCAGTTCTTTTCTAAACTCCGGGTCTTTATTGATTGCAAGAGCGGGTTTCTTCTTCATGAACTTATAGTCTTTTGTTCCCTTGAACGTGCCCCACGTTTGCTTGCTATAGTCAAGCAACTCATGCTCTTTTTCCCCAAGAGCTTCCATCCAAAGTTCTTCATTGCCCATTTTGATATTGTCCGACCCCCAGACCATCTTCATGGTGCAGGTTCTCATAAACGATCCGAACCTTGATTTTATCAAGGTCACCTTGGACTCGGAACCAATCGGTACATCAAACTCGTTCAATAATAGATTGGCTTTCCCCTTCTTCAAGGTTAGCCAAATTCTCAAACAATAGGCATAAAGAAAGGTTTTTCCGCCAGGAGTATAATATCTCTCCAGAACTGGTGTGTATTTGTCCACCCCACCAATCTTGTCCTTAAGGTGGTTTACGACAACCAGAGTGCATTGGGCCATTCCAAGCGGGATGATAAGCTTTGATATTCCTCTATTAATAACTCTTGCCTTACCAGAAATGTCATCTTTAGGATCATATCCGCTTTCATCTTCAAGTTTTGTTTTGGTCATCGCTAACGAATCCCACACAAACAAATACTTTTCTCCAGTCGCTATGAGCAATTCTATAGTTTCAAATACCATCTCAACGCTTTTTGCTGGTTGGTAAATAAACTTGTCCAAATCGATGCCGATTGTTCTCAGGAAGTGAGAATCAACAGCAAATTCCGAATCGAACCAAACGACGTTGATCCCCATGTCTTGTGCGTTCTTGGCGATAAATGCTGCAAGAAACGACTTTCCAGTATGTTCAAGACCTGCAATCTCGATAATCTTTCCAGTGGGGATTCCCGCCGCTTTCCCTCTGGCGATGATATTATCCATCCACCTGTTTGATGTGGGAATCCAATCTGTTACATCGGTTGGATTTGTGTCATTAAGGTTGAAAGTAACAGACTTATCAATTCCCTTCCCGATTATGCTTCTTATCTCTAATGCTGATAACTTCTTCTTTTTTGCCATTTTGTCTCCTTTAACGAGAAAGGGACAACCGAAATTGTCCCTTTCTCAACCATTGTCGTCTTACTTTAGCGTGATAAGTCTACTCATCTTCATTATCCTTGAAAAACTTGTTAATCTTAGAGGCTGCGTCTGTCGCTACTCCATCCTCCGCTCCCTTACCGTACTTCTCTACGTTATCAGAATTGGCACTTGGCTTTTCCTCATACCTCTGAAGGAACTCAAGGGCTTCTTCGGAAGTAACTCTGGGAAATCTTCCGTAAATGTCAGGAGCTTCTTCCAGCATTTCGAAGATCATTCCAGCCATATCCTCTTCGTTCTTAAGGATCTTTGCATAAGGACCCTTCTTATCCTTGAAGTTAAGAGCCAGAGTCTCCTTTCTGCGAGGCAGAACAGTTGTCGACTGTTCCCGTGCCGCAGCCAAGTCTGGATCCCAGGTCAGAGTCATATCAAATCCATCTACAACGGATTCAATGTTACCGTACTCTTCGTTCTTCATAATCTTTCGAAGGTCCTTATAGGTGGACCAGTTGAAGTCCCAAATACGGGCAAATGGCTTGCCGTGCGCCTCTCTCTTTCCCTCTACGCCGTTGATATCAATCTCTTCCAGATCTCTTACGACGACTAGAGCCGCGTATCGCTGGTCGGGCAGGAAGACTTTTGCCTTCTCCTTCAGAGCCTTGCTGTCACCAGCCTCGCCCCATTGGTCCCACCCGAAGTCGCAAACGGGACAATGTTCACCAAAGTTCTTCTTGGGGCAAAGAAATGGCTGCTTCGCAACCTTCCAATGTACGCTTACTTCCTTAAGTGGCTTGCCGTCTAGTGCCGGAAGGATTCTCACTAGTTGCTCTCCCGCATTTGGTCTCCAGTTTAATGGATCAAGCGGGTCTTTCGTTGCACTGCCTCCGGTGTCAATGGAGTTAAGTGCGTCATTATCTGTCTTTGTGCTATTCAATAGCTCTTGTAATCTGCTCATTTTAATGTTCCTTTATATATTGTGATTCTTGGACTAAATTGGTATTTAGTTTGCAATAATAGAAGCTACGAGGGTATGAAGTCCCGTAAATTCCATAACTTGTTGAGATTGTGACACTATCATGGTCCAAACTGTTAGTCAAGGACGAAACGTCCTTCCTGATCTGTTTTAAGAGGTTGTTATCCTCGTTCACCTCCTTTTCGCCTAGTAGTATATAAAACTCATTTTCTCTTACCATTTCCAGATTATAAAATGGCAAGATAGCGTTATTTTTGAAGTCTATGAATCCAATAGTTGAAATCCTATTGATGACGTTCGACTTCCTCATTTTCCCAAAGATCGGCTTCTCATCGAAAATCCACAAAAGATTGTAGAAAGATGTGGAGATAGATTCTGCAACCTTTTCGTAGTAATTTGATATTGATATGTTATCAATGTATTTATCTACCAAGGCGATATCTATTAGATACATCCTATCGAAAGAACCGGCTCTGGTCTTCTCCTGCAAGATCTGATTTACAATTTTATGATTCACCTTTGCTGTGTCGGAATCGTATTCTAAATCAGGTTTCAAATACAGGATTTGTATTTTTTGGTTTTTGAAATATTCTAAAACTGTCAAACAACAACCAGAAATGTCTTCACTACCATCTATTATGCAGATGATAGTTTCATATGTTTCCGGTTTATTAAATAGCTCGCCGAGGGGTAAAAATTGTCCCTTTTCTTCGGCATCTTCGATGGATTGAACACTTTCTAAATGATCTTCCATACATACAGTTTCAGAAAAATATTTCTCAAGATTGGTGGCAACTAATTTGGGTAACATGCCCATTGAGATTAGAAGTTTATTCATAGTTTCAAAACCCGTATGCCAAACTCTTTCGACGTGCGTATCATGTCGAGTGTACCCTTTCCGCCAGGGAATGCAATGGTATATGCCGGTATTGGCTCCATCACCGCCATCGTCTTGTTCCGTATAGGCCCTGCTGCTGGCCCGTGACGGCCCCACTCGGCCCTCATCACCTGATAGGTCACATCCCGGCTCTCGGCCCACTCCTGGGCCAAATAGTCAGCCCCCCAGGCGCCACCAGTACGCAAGATGCCAAATTGAGTCTCTTCCAAGAACAAATCCAAGACTTCAAATAAATATTCCTTATTTGAGTAGTCCCTACCACCACAAACAATAATTACTTTATTCATAATCTGACATGTTTCCGTAATTGTCGCCAATCTTCTTATTCAATCGAAAGAATCCAAATCTGGTATCTTCTAGAATATGTAAATTTTCTAAGATTTCTTTTAGCTGATTGTGCCTCAAGTCGAGTATCAGACTATCATGCACCGTAAACGCCAAAGAATCTTCCCACCCGAGTTCTTCAAGATAATCTAAGAATTTAAAAAGTTGTTCAAAAAATACACAAGCAGAGCAAGACTGAAGTAGATAGCTAAGGAAATGATAATCATCACATGGTATGGTTTTCCCGAATGGAGTGATGATGTGGTCATTCTTAAAGAAATCTTGTTTAAGTTTTTCGAAGTCAACTGGCAATACCTTGTTTTCATCTGAAGAGAACATGATTCTAAAGATCTCTTTCTTGTACTCATCGCGAGTCATGGACGGAAAATATTCTTCTTTAATGTAATTATGGAGGTCTCCCTCTTCTTGCTCTATATTGGCAAGACCGTAGAGGCATCTCAAGTCAATGGCGTTGTAATCAATTTCTAAGAAGAAATCATTGTTGGGGCTTATCTTAAACCGCTCTGACTTTTTAATATTGAGAATTGGAAAAGAGCTTTTACAGGTCTTCAGCCTCCCCAACTTTGTGAATGGATTGACAGAGATTTTCGTTTTGTGTCCCTTCACTGGTTCCGACAGGTTCAGATTATATTTGTTTATCTGTTTAGATATAAGATAAGACTTAAACCTGATAGTGTAATCATCTGGAATAGGTGCCACAAGAGGTTCAATGAGTCTGAAATATGAATCAACGTATTGTTGATGAAGTCCTTCATCTAAATAATCCTTGAAAAGAATACTTCCCTGGAACACCTTGCAGTAAACTTTGAACTCAACTTCCAGACGAGCTTTCTTGCTGAGATAGTCTTGGTACAAATTGGGATCTGCTACAGAGCCAAAGTCTGGCTCTTGGTGGATCAAGTTTAAGTATACAATAGAGTTGATCTTGTATATGTCTTGATCCCTATATGACCAAAGGTAGTTATGATAGTCATCATCTATAATACTCTTGGTATGGTATTGATCTGTTATTGGAGAGTAGAGAACTATTTGAGACATACGTTAACCTATTGATCAACATGGTTAAGCTGGACAAGCTTTGCCCCCATGCCCCAGACCCAATGAGCTTATAGACTTCCATTTTCGTCGTGTCAAGCAGAATCTTGTCGATCATTTCTTTGCCTTCCCTCACTCTAAGAGCAGAGTAGAGACTTATTACCTCCGTGTGTCTTAACGGAATACTATCAAGCGATTCTCTAAACTCTCTCTGGAGACAACCGTGATTATCTCTACTGATCTCATATGGGTACTCGTCAACAAATGATTTATAGTAACTCCAAATTGTATTCTTCATTATGTCTATTTCAAAGTCATATATGTTCAAGAACGAAGCTTCTGTAACTTCTATAGCTTTGAGGTTATAAACCAGTATCCAAGGAGAATCTTTACTTAACATGAAGTTGTGCTTCAAACAAACGTTGTTAAAATATGCGAAGGCAGGGTCATTGTAATGCGCTTCTCTTGGCTTCTTATCGGGAAGCACCTGTAGACTTAATCCTGTCGAAAAAATGGTTAAAGAATTTTTTAGGTAACTTTCAAATGTGATATCTCGATTTGTTTTGAAGATTAAAAAAACATTTAATTTAGAGAAGTAGTCTTTGAAAGTTTTAATTGATTTTTTATGGGGTTTGATCCAATCTAAAAAGTGAACCAGATTCTCTGCAAGATTTTGTGTGTATGATGGAGTAGGACTCACATAAGATCTTAGAATGTTTACGTTTTTATAATGGAACAAAGAATTTGCCGGTATGATGCCCTTGTTTGACTTTAGCTCATTCATCAACCCCTCAAATGCATCCATCACAAAATGCAAGTTAATATGGTCGCCGACCTTTTTCAAAGCAGAACTTCTAGGAACCATTGGGATCCCCTCTAGGTCAACCTTTCCAAAGTTCGGAGCCAGCTTCTTATCAAACAGGTTTGGAAAATTTATTTCATCCTGAAAGGCTTTCTCTCTTTCAAATAATTCTTTAATGGACATTATTTCTTATCCTTCTCTGGTATTGACGGCGACTGTGGTGTTCCCCTGCCAGTTCCCATGTCTTGCCAAAACCCTCCGACTGTGGTATCAAACTTGCCCGCCCCTAGCGTATGTGACACTTCAGTACAACTGTAGTATCCTCCTAACCCAATCATATGAGCCGTTTTTCGTCCGAGCACTCCCAAATAGCTCCCATCCACGAAGAAAAGCTTTCCGGGTTGGAACAAATGATTCCCAAGCAAGGTTACCTTAGCGTCATAGTGTTCTCTTAGGAATTCGCCTTCGGTGTTTAATTGATCGTTCGTCATTCTAGCAGTTCTGAGTTTATTGTTGTCGACCTTGCTAAAATTCAAACTTTTCAGAATACCTGAGTCTGTCCCGACTTTTAAATGATAGATGCCGTCTTCTATATCTTCAAAATAGTCTCCATTGCGATTTATTGTCGAATGGCTAGTGGCATACAGGAGGAAATAGGTGTAAACATTTTTCTCAACATCTTTGTTATGAAATGAATTTAACAAAATGCCTTTGATTTTGTCGCCTCTGATTTCAGTTCCCTGTTCGATTTCCGTAGGGGTATAAAACGTCTCAACAGCCAAATCAAACTGTAATCGTTTACCATTGCTGCCATGTGACCCTATCATATAAGGTCCAATCAACTGATTGATGATGTCTTTTATGAATTCTTTGAAGAACCATTTTTCTTTGTCTTGAGATGTTACCTTGGATATAAACCAAGAGGTAAATGCACTCAGTGGAACAGGTATATCCGCAATGTTGATTATATCCTTGCCTCTTAAACGAATGGGACCAAGAACGATATTGTTGGTTTTGTCAGTTTCTAAGAAACTGGCGGCTACTTCGATAATGTCTCCCAACATTAAGAAATGAATGATTCTTTCTTCATTTGTGACCGCTTCTGTTTCATATTTGGGGTTGGCATTGTCGCCATATCTCACTTTAGCATAGGCTTTGGCAAATTCCCCAACGCCTATAGGTAGAGATGCTAGTACAACAGAGTCTATTACATCCGTCTCCCCGCTAAGAGCCCTTCTGATTTTGGCGACCTTAGCGTTCCGCAGAACTCTGTCCTCTGGCGATACTCTCCAGACGTTTTTTAGCATCGGCACACCCTCTTGGGTAACATCTTCTTTGTTTGAGAGTCCGATAAACCCCGAAGCTGTATTTTTGAACGATTTCCCACTCAAGTCGGCCTTCAATTGGGACGCCCCTAAAATTTGTGCTTGTGTATATGTGAGTTGATCAACCTTAGTGTAATAGAGCTTGCTCCTTTCAAGGATCCTGTCCATAATAGACCGATATCTTTCTTTTCTTGTGTCTTTTCTTAACTCCGCAAGTTTCTCAGTGATTTCTTCCAAGTCTTCTTGCAACTTCTCTATGTCGTCTGCCTTGTTTGAGTCCTCTCTTTCATACTCTTTAATTTTTGCGACTATAGCCTTTTCCCCGTTCTTATACATGGTATATTCGGCAGGGGTGATGAGTTCAAGCGTGTCGTCAGCAGCAGTGTTGACACCAAGGAATGCCAGAAACCCATTTCCTACGCCCTTCTTTTGTTCATAATTTTCTAGCTTGGTAAATATTTCTGCCGTTGTGCCTGGGACATAAAGAATTTTGTCCAATGAGATGATATCAGACTCGGGCGAGTAGAATATGTTCTCCATTGCCCCTTGATACTCTAATTTGAGAGTGATTGACCCATTTGTATTAAAGGTCAGGGCGTGCTGAACCAGAGCCAGCATGAAGACTTGTTGAGTCTTCTCTATAGACTTTCTTAGTTCTTCTGGAAAATATTCGTCTTGAATATTTGGCACAGCCCATCCAATAAGCAGTTTCAGCCTGAAATCTATAGGGTTTGAATCGTTAACTGACCGGGGCACTCGGAACATTTCCTTATGTGGTCCTTGTAGGAGAGAAATGATGTCATCAAAGTAAAGTTCTATGTCACATTGTATGTTCACATCGCCAGGCTTCTCGTTTCTGTTAACAAGGTTGAGAGATTTGATTCCAACTCCAGAAGATGAGGTCTCTTTTAGAAATTTTTCAAATTCTTTGTTATTCTCGTTTTCCCTGGCAGTTTCTGCAAAATACTTTCTGGTTCTTATTTCTTCTTCTTCGTAATGTTCTTTGATGTGAATTTGAATATCTTCCCCTTCTGCATTCACATGCCATAGCTTTATAACGGGAACCAGTGATGACATTTGGGCAGGGGTAATTCCCAAAAACGGCTCCACCTGATCCTTTTGGATCACGGTTAAAAGGCTTATCAAGAACTCGGGCGCAACGTCCCCGATTCTGATTAAAAGATTTTGGTATTTTTCCCAAAACCCCTTATCTTTCTCTCTTACTGTACGAAGTATCATGGCTATGTTGTCAGGATCTAACAACATAGCTTGTTCGAATTTTGATTCTTTGCTCATATTCCGTAAATGCTAAGAATCTTGTTTAGTGGAGTTGGGATGTAAATGAGACTCCCGACTTTAACCATCTGATCTAACGGCTTTTGGTTAAAGAATGCAATTATCCACCAATACTCAGAATTTTTATTATAAAATTCAAAAGCAAGATTCATATAGTTATCTCCTTTTTCCCAAATATAAGAAGTTATTTCTAATTCTTTTAATTGAGTTGCGCTAGGATATTTTAGAGAGCCATCACTCAACCCAAAGTATTCAAGCGATTTAATTCCTCTATCATCTAGAGTCTTCTCATAAAATTCATGAGTTAGGAACAATCTTTTCTTCTTTCCATATCTCATTCGTCTAATAATCCTTGTTGTTTGGCTTCTCTCATCTTTGCATCGATAAGCGGTATAGCACCGCCGATCAAGCCAGGGACCAGGGCTTGTGCCGCATTTGCCGAAGCCTCGCCAATAATCTTTTCAAGCGGAGCTTCTTTTTGAAGCTTGTAAAACTCTTCTGCTGTCGCCTTTTGATCGTGATAATCATTAGGCACTTCATATGGAAAGTTTACAGGCATTTTTGGCTTGTTGTGGAATCCGAGCTTGTGCGTGTGAAGAACTGAATAGCTTAGTGAAAGCTTCCAGTTTTTTGGGTAAAACTTTCCTCTCTCCATGAACATACCAGCATCTAAATCTGGCGTGATCGAAAGACCCCCATCGATAAACCCAAGCAACCCCTGGTTTGAAGATACATCTTTGATTAAGTTTCCGAATTCCAATCTCAAAATGGGAGGTGTGTTAATATTACCTATTCCTTGAGAGTTGTCCATAACTGGGTATGTGTATGTAATCAACTCTGAAACATATGATAAATGTACTCTGGCTTGTTCTATACTATAAGACGGAATGTCCCACGCAAGTTGTAAAGTTCTGTCTGTCCCTTCATAATTTGCGATGTTGTCCATACGTCCGTAGACTGGTGTTTTTTGCCATCTAGAATTAAACGTCTCAGACATTGCCGTGAGATATGCATGAAATCTTATAGACGCGCTTGTTGCCACATAGTGGAAACGTAGAACTGCGTTGGCAGATTCGTACCTTCTCTCATAATTCATTTGATGAATTTCGTTATCAAATATCTGTCTGGTTTTCTTTTTAGCCATGTAGTTGTAAGTTATACCTCTTCTCTAATATGTCTATAACTACTCTTCCCAATTCTTTTTCCCCGACTTGAAGAATCACTTCCCTCATTCCTCCACTTGTGGATGAGGAACTTGTAGTAGTAAGGTTCCCACCTGATGAGCCACCGGAAGCGACAGCTTGATTGATCCCTGCTGTAACCTGCGGGTTCAAGAATTGCGTTGCAACTTGAACTTGTGTATCTGAAAGGCTTGAAATCCCGTCCAAGACTTCTCGGAAGGCGAACATTTTGAACACATCCAGATCATCCATTGACTTCCCAAGGCCCTTGATAGAAGCAGAGATCATATCTATATTGTTAGAAGCTCCACCCGGAATAGATCCGAGGGTATCAGCCATCGAGGTGATAGCTTGCTGATCTCCTAAGTCATTTTCGTTAAACCATTTAAAAGCCTCACTAACAGCATTGATGCCACCAGCTAAAATATGCAACGCCCCGCCTAACACGACCAGAGCTAATGCCCCGCCTGCCCCTACAAGGGCAAGAAATATGCCTATAGCTAGTCCTGCGACTGCGATTGGGCCAGCGACTGCACCGACCGCTGCAAGGCCAGCAGCAGCCCCTCCGAGCACGCCAGAGATGATTCCGCCCGCAGCGGGGCCAGCAGCAACAGCAGCCTTTCCTATCCCCCCAATGGCTTTGCTAAAGAACATCATTCTCTTTGCAATCACAACAAAGGCAATCATCCCGAATACCTTTAAGGCATCGCCTCCGAGACCAAGAGGTTCTAACATTTCGTCTACCGCACCGGTCATTGCTACAAATGCATCCAACACCCAACCAACAACATCGATAATAGGCTCAAGAGTGAACATTAACTGTTGGAAAACTATATCAAGCTTCTCTGTTATACTTGCTGTCTTCGACGCCCTTTCTTCATTTTCTTTTTGAGACATGCTTGTCTTGATCAATAGAGAATCAAGGTTCCCAAGGTCTGCATTGAAAAGCTTTTGTACCGTTGCCATATCTTTGATACCTGAAGCTGTTTGTATTGCTTGCCTCTCAAATTTGTGGAGACCGTCCCAGCTTCTGTTAGAAGCTTGTAAGCCCTCAATCATCATCTTAGTTCTTTCAGCACCTTCCACTCTCATGAGACTCATGCTGTTTAAGAACGGTCCTCCCAAAATAGCGTTAAGTCTACCAACGGATCTCGCTGCACTTTCAAATGTGTCGAATTGAGTCATCGAGTTATACAAATCTTTAACATCAATTCCCAAAGCCTTTGCAGTACCAGACAATTCTATAAACACTTCTGCCGCATTTTCTCCATGCTGGATCATGTCGGGGAGCAAGGAATTAAAATCGGTAATCGCTTTTGAAGCGCTTATATTTAGAGAAGCTGCCATCGCCTCAAGAGAGCGCACGTTGGACATTGCAGCTTCGTGGGAATATCCCAAAGCATCAACGAAGAACGATAGCGATTGAGCAGTTGTTTGTGCTGAAACCCCTAGCCTAATTTGTAAAGCTGTAAACTCTATAAGATCTCTTTTAGCAGTACCGACCATAGTAGAAAAACCATGGAAGGTATCTGTTAAGGCTATTGTAGTTGAAACAATGTCTGCGATGGAGTTTCCGAATCTTAGATTGGTAGCATAAGCATCTAACATAATGGAATTGTATTCTTCTACTAATCCAGTTGTCTTTTCAAATGAACTTATTTGATCATCAGCAACCTTTAGCCATTTAACTGTTGAGCTAACCATCACTCTTAGGAGCCCACCCATTACTTTCGTTAAGGTAAACGATTCTTTCGTGACCCTCTTGGTGGCAGCAGCTAGAATCTTAAGAGCACCATTGCCTTCCTTATCCGGTCCTCTTCCGAGAACATCAAAGAAATCATCGAATACCGTGGTTGACTTGTTGGTAAGCCCAGTCATCTTCTCTATGGCAGACGAGACAGAATCTAAGCTTTTTAGATATAAGTCCAAGTGTTTTTTATCTTGCGCTAGGCCAGCACGCTCTCTTTTCTTTGCATCTAAAAGCTTTTGAATCGCTTTTATTTCTTCTTCTTTTTTTGCTGTAGAATCTCCAACACCTTTGACTTCTCTCATCCGAGCTTCCTCAAGTTTTTCCTCAAGAAGAACCTGCTCCATCATTGCCTTTCGCAAATCTTCTCTAGCGTAGTGAGCCCTGTTGAGAGCCTCGGTAAATTCGTCAATAACGTTTGCCGAATCTCCGAAAAGTTTCTTTAGTTTTTCTAGATCTGCGTTCTTCATAAAAAAAATCTCAACCGTGCTATAAATAGAACTAGAAGGGATAATTTAAAGTTGCCGAACGCTTTTATCTTTGTTTTGCTCTTTAATAGATTCCTTCAACATGTTAAGGTAGTGCTTCCGTAAACCGATGGGCAAATTATATGCCTCAATTATTGACCAACCCCCATGGAAGCTTAGTTGGTGAAGCTCGGTATGCAAGTTTCTTGCAATAGTTTCCAAATCGCCATCAGCAAAATACAACTCCTTTGTATAAATTGATGGAATTTCCCAAACTACCTTGGATAGATAAAATTTACAGAGAAAGGAGGCTCCATCTCATCAACGTAAACGCAATGTTGACAATCAAATTCTTGTTTGATTGAGAAGTCGGGGTTGATGTCTTTGACCTTTTGCTTCAGGAATAAAAGTTCTTTAGCTGGAATGCTCTGAAAGAAGACTTCTTTTGATTTGGAATCTGTAAATGTAACACCATCTGGTGTAGTGACGGAAACCAAATTTCGGCCAAGGATTTCCTTGTTACCGATGGATGTCTTGTTGCCTTGTGCAATCTTTATGATTCTGTTTGAATCTCTTGATGTTGTAAGTCTAACGTCTACTTCCACTTTTGATACTGGGAGTTTAATTCTGAAGATGTTGTTTTCAACTTGGGTAACATCTGGGTCATCTTCGCTTATGCCAGGGTACAGAGTGGAATCGTTCAGGTCGAAAGCATATGTTTGCTTTGTAGAACATTCTGGACATACTACCTCTGTGAGATACTCATCTGAGATGCCTGATATCCTTGCAGCAACGAACAAAGCGGCCTTGTCGCCAGCGATCATGTCTTGCATGTTTCTTACAATCATCGGGTCCACAATCAAGTTGGCCAGCAACTTGTCAATCACGACTCCCTTCTTGATGTAGTTCCGGTTCGTGAGGATTTCCTCATCCTTCCCAGTCATATGCTTTAACTCTATCGAAGAGATTCCAAACAAGGGACTGTCTTCTGGGTAAAATTTTCCTGCCGATGGAACGTCTATGTAATCTGTCCCTAATGGGAAATTAAAAGAAAAAACAGGGGGAGCATCCACTTCTGGACCGCTTCCCCCTCTACTCATTTTGCTATTCATTTAAACCTCGTAGTTATTATCCGGTTGGAAGATTAGGAGCGAAATGCTCTGATCTTGCCCAATCATATGTGATAACTAGTTCAAGTTCAATAAGATCGTCAGAAGTATAATCTAGGTCACTCTGTTTGAAATCTTTAACCCAAGCATTCATCATTTCCCACTGGGTAATAACCTTACCGGGACCATCCAGTAGTTGGATTTTGATTGAGTTTGAACCCAACGCTCCGATTGCTTGCGCCTTAGATACAGTGGCCTTATTGTTAAGATCGATCTGCGCGTCTGGAAAGTAATAACCAGACTTTTTCAACATTTTCATGATAGCTTGAGAAGTGTCCGGTAGTGCCGGATCTCTCATCTTGATAGTTACATCATTCCAAGTGATTCTGCCTGGGAACTTGAACGTATGGTTTAGATACGCATGAGTAGCTTCGTTGATTGAATACGACGGAAGCCCTGCTCCTGTCATAACCCAAGGTTCGAAATCCCCAAAGATTATACAAAACCTATACTGACGTTTTGGATCCGAATACGGACTTGACCAAAATTGTGACATTTAATTTACCCTCTCCATGTTTATTTTAAAAATCTGCGAACGAAGCGCCTTGGTTTGTTATGGCAAGATCTACAGCAATGAATTCTGCAACCTTAGTTGGCTTAATAAATAGTTTGGCGTACAAAATATTTCTATCTATTGAGTCTGGAGTTGTAGTTGTTTCATCCAAGACTAGCTTGTACTCCGAGATTCCTCTATCCGAGAAGATTTGACTCAGGAAGACATCGGCCTTTCCCTTGAACCTTTCCCACGTAACAACATCATTGAATTCGAATGCTGTTTGCAGAGCTATTCTGGAAAGCTTTCTTTTGATAAAGAGAACCATTCTTCTAACGTTGATTCTATCTAGAGCAGAAGTGGTAGTTTGCAGAGTCTTTTGTCCCCAAACGACAATTCCTTGTTGTGGGAATGAAGCGATGGGATTAATACCGACTTCATAAAGATCATCTCTATCCTGCTTTGCTAGTCTTTGTCGGACGTTTACAATTGGCACTCCTGCGCCGCCACTTGAAAGGCCGCCTCTCTTCATACCAGCGGGTGCCCACCATGGACCACCATCGCGGTCTGTCTTGGCGAATACACCAGCAGCAACAACCGAAGGTGGAACCCATACAAGGTTGTTAGACACGTTATCTCGCATCTGGCACCATGGGTAGTAAGCAGCACCATATGAACTGTTGATTGCTCTTTCGTTCATTGAATTGACAGCCGCAGTTGAAGTACCAATCCGAGTAGCTTCTGAACTTGCGGTTTCAGTTCTTGGAACATAATCATTTTCAATATCAATAATACAAAGCGCGTCTGCTCTCTCTTCGCACATAGAAAGTGCGTGAGCAGTTAAAGTTGTGTTCGTGATACCCGGCATAAAGAAATCACTGAAGACTACTTCTTCCGGGTCTGCAACAACATCGATTGCTCTTTTAATTGTATTGAAAGCATAACTCGTTTTCTCTGAACTGTTGGCCAAGTCTTCATTATTAAATGGCTCAACTTCTGTTATATCAATCCCATCGAATCCCCCATAGAGGACAGTAGTGAAGGAATTAAAACCGGCATCAAGAACAGTTGTCCAACTTGCTGATCCAGTTGTAGTGATTGAGTAACCGTCTACGTGTGTGCCGGAAACCCATTCAGCATCATAAGTTGAATATATAGCATCCGTACCGGGAGTTCCACTCTGGACGTGCCAGCGAATGTCATCAAGGGTAAAGACCCATTGATAATCAGTGTTTGCTTCTACAGAAGACACCGAGACGCCAGCAGGCATAATTCTTGTCAAATCTTTGACTCCGGGGGCAAAGGTGTTAAATGAATCGTCGGTATAAACGCCGAAGAATGCAGCCTTTGGCTCGGATAGAGTGCCGGATAATGTCGTTTGTCGTAATCTGACAGACGGGTAGATGATAGAGGCAGTTATCTGATCGGTAGCTGTCGCTGTCGTTCCTGGGTCAGCCCAGCCCATGCTCAGAGCTTGAGGACCGTAAGTGTCACTTTCTCTCCAGTTGTCGATTGAGCCTGTTCCGCCCATAATGAACGGCCTGTGTCCACCAACAGTTGTGTCGTCAAGACTTGCCGGTCCCGTTGGGAAGTAGTTGGCAGATCCACTCATCAAGGTAAAGTCCTTGAATTGAATTGGCCCATAAACGCCGAACGGTAAAGACTCTTTTATGATTCCTTCGTTTGCAACAGCTTCTGCCATCTCAATTCTAATGAATTTAGAGTTGTTATTAAACTGCCCATATTCAACGTTTCTGCGAGTAGTGTCGCTGAAGACGATGTACTTATCTCCAACCTTCTTGCCAACGTAGTCACCTGAATTTGGATTTAGATTACATCTTGAGAATCGTTCAAGAACAATTATGTTACCATCTGTATCATTTATAGATCTGATAATAACATCGAACGTCCCAAATTGATTATACTGATCGTTCTTGGATTGTTTGATATTCGCAATGGAAATTTTGATATGCGACTGGTTCCATTCCCCAGAGTTCAACGAGTGAAACTTAAATAGTTTGGTCATTTCGTTGTGATCGTAAGTTGTGTTATCCACTGCCATATCCTGACGGAAGAACCAACCGGTCTGTGAGTTGGTCATTTCCCTTTGTCGGTTACTAACAGGGTTAACACCATCGCTCAGAGCAAAAACTGCTCCGACCCATGATTTAGTGGCAAATTGATCACCAATTTCATCGTTATCATTAATGAAATCTTCGTAAGTCTCTCCCAGCCAATAGCTAGAAGTGGCCGCAAAAACAGATCCATTTGTCAAAGAAGGGTTCGTATTAAAGACTTTTCTGATGAACCTGTCGCTTCCGGGGGTGAAGTCAAACTTCACCGTTTCCGTTATGGAATCAACATTATCTTTAACAACTACAACAAATTGTTTGGCTGCGGTCGCTTCAATCATTACCGCTGTACCGGTCATCGGGAAATCGGTATTCCCGCGCATAGTACCTGATAGGTTTATTGAGCCAGTTGTGCAGTACCAGACTGCCGCAAGCGTTCCTGTCATGGCAACTGGTCCACCTGATCCAGATGGCCACATAAAGAGACCATAAGCTCCACCGCTCCAATCTGTTTGTGAAGTAGTTCCAGCCTTCCAGCCTGCCTCTCCCGAGCCAACAGTGTAATCTGCATGTTTGGTTCCAAGTAATCTCACGTATGTAAGACTGCTTTTGTTCTTTAGTGCTGCTTGAGCAGCATAAACGCCATATGTGGGTCCAAGTTGGATGCCTTCTCTCCACACATCTGTGTTCGTTGAGGAATCGGGGAGCGGATCTCCAAAAATCTCAATGAACTCCGAATAGGATCTTACCGTTACGGGGCGCATGGCTGGTCCTCTTCGCGCTCTCCCGACAATCATGTAACCTGTATCTTCTGGTGTCGCATCATACTGAGAGTTATCAATCTCGTTGATTTGAACTCCGGGGGACACAAACTTAAATTTCTTTTCGGACATTTAACTTACACTCCTAAAATATTAGACTGTAGTAAATAGTAAAACTATATCCTAGCCTTAGCTTTATTTTAAGAAATTCAAGTTTGGGCGACCTGAAAGCTGTTAAATATCATCAGGACGATAGAAGGCGCTATTGATATCTGAATATAGCGCACGCACATCTTCAGCAATGCCGACAAGTATTACGCTGGCTTTTAATGTCGTTCCATCTACTCGGAACCATTTGGATGGAATCTTATTTGGATTGATTTTAACCAGCATCCTCAAGGGTCCCGAAGTGGATCTTGACCCGGCCTCGCCGAGACTCCTAGGCGGGACCGCTGGGGATTGTTTCTGTTAAAGAATATGTCACATCGTGAGATGTGGTAATCGTGCTACCAATTCTCTTACTATGCTGAGAATCGTAGCTTAAACTTGAAAGGCTGGATATAAATCCATCGAAGTCGATGATTGGATCAAACGCGGTGTAATAAAATGCACCTCTGTTAAGTAATCTTCCTTGACCTGTAGTAGCAGCTTCAAATCCAAATATGGCCGAATATAATTCACCATTCTCTAGTTCGCTAGAGGGTGTGAAGATCATTTCAGTTTGGTCCTCAGACCATTGGAAGCTGCCAGAAATTGACATTATTCTGCCTTGATAAAGAAACTACTTGTTGGTAGAGTAATATATGAACCACTAGATGATGAAATCGGAGTTCCCGCATTATGGTATAAACAGTTTCCAGCAGTAGGATCGTCCCAAATTGATACGCCAGAAACAACAGTGCCTGCACCCAAAGGACCGAAGCTTACCGATGTGGGTAAGCTTCCAGTTGAACTACCAGTTATAGAGAAACTTGCCGTTTGTCTGGTATAACCAGAAGCAGAAACCTCTACAAACCCGGTCATGTCATCATCAGATGCATTCGTTTGTGCAAGTCCTAGATACCAAGCCGTGGGTCTTGTTACAGAGTCCCCCGTTAGTTGCCAACCTAGCGATTGTGATGCAAAGTAATTTGTAATTCCTGCCATTGTTTGTTTCCCTATGTTGTAAATAGTTTATTTCAAGTATTCTCGACTTCAAAATCAAAGTGATTATCCCCTACCAATCTATACCCATCAATTCCAGATGTTAAATAACCAAGTTTGGCCTCATATGATCCAGTTACAAGCTCTTGAACAGGTGTAAATGTCATTTCGGTCAAATCTTCTGACCATGCGAAACTGCCAGAAACTGACACTAGACTTTCCTTAAGAGGAAGTTTTGTTCTACGCTGTAAGTGTCCATTGGTTGTGAAAATGTGAACACTAATGATCCATCTGTGGCAACTACCAAATTGGAGACTGAAACTGTTGCAGGGACGTACTGGACTCTTAAGTCGTCCTCCGTTGAGAATTCACTTCCGCCTGTTCCAATATATTCTTTGACTGCGAGATCTGTCCAATTTTCTCGTTTAATTACATTTGGGGTTCTTTGGTTTGTCCCTTCTCCAATTATGTATCCAATAACGGTTATTGTAATTTTAGTTTCAAAAGCTCGTTCAGATGATTCTAAATTATCCGAGTTGTTGTCTGATAAAAAACTCTCATCAACAAATGCTTCATACCTGTGCCCGTTACGCTCAAGGTAAAACGAATTGATATTTCCAATCCTACTCATGAAAGAAGATATCGCCGTGTTCATTTGTTTGCGGAATTCTGTTTTGATCGTGATCGTATACGGAATTTCTATGTTTACGGGTTGTGGTATAATCCACGTTTCATAAACGACTTTTGAATTTTTCCTTGGATGATTTAATGCGCTGTGAAGTTTCAAAGAACTGGCGTTTGCTCTATCCCTGCTTTTGTCTTGATTTATTTTTCTGTTGATCACAATGGAACCTTTCTTGTGATCTGGATTGGGCCACTTGTTAACCCCCATATTTCCTCTTCTGACATTTGGTTTTTGTATATCTTTACGAACCACCGACATGATTGGGAAAACCAAGGTTCCGAACTCATCTCTGATTCCTTGCTTATCTTTTGATAGGAAGCTTCTTTCCGGGGAAGAGAATACAATAGGAATCTTTTTCATCCCAGAATTCGTATTGACAGATAAATCAAGGTACTCATCTAACCATTCGTAGATCGCAAAGTCCATATTCTCTATCGTAGCTGGATGTGTGTTGTCAGTTGTCATTTATTCTCCGTTAAAAAGACTGGTTCTTGTCTTTATACATACGGCTGAAAGTTCCATTTTGTTTTCGATTCTTCCAAAGAGTTCTGTTGGTTCTTTTATTTGAACAATTTCATAGAATTGTTCTCCGTAATATATAAAATCTCCTTCTCTAACAAATAGATTTTGATCTTCCGTCAGTCTTCTTTTGTGGAAATGGACAGTGATTTCGGATTTTCTATCGATGCCGACACTGGTAGTTTCAGTTGTTTGATCATCGTAATCAATAAGGGCATACACTCTTAGAGGGGGCAGGAAGTTTTTCTCCACAGCTTCTCCGTATAGAGAATGGTAATTCGTCCTTTCTTGATCGATAGCATAATACAAAATGGCTTGGCCGATGATGCGTTCGATAATCTCATCATCGATCTGCTTGACAAAGTTTCTCTCAGCTTCTCCCAAAAATATAGGAGGTGGTGGAGAATCTGGCCTTTTCCATTTTGCATCTTCATCAGCCCTGTCAGTAGGGTCATCTGTTGGCATTGATCAACCCCCTATCCTGTGTATATTCCTAACGGAGCACCTTTGAAGGTTTCTATGGCTGCATCGGCCTGGTCCTTGGCTCTTTTTGCAAGCTCGTCATATGACATCTTGTCTAACCTATCTGACAGTTCTTTCTTCAAAGCTGCTTTTTCTTCCTTCGCTTGAGTCATGAGGGAATCTCCATTTAATCTGACGCTCCCCTTCGGAAGCGGGATTGAATCAAGCTTGCCCCTGACTTGGGCTAGTATTTCCTTGGCTACTGCTAGGGCATATTGCCGAATCCATTGTTTACCAATACTGTTGATGTTTTGGTATGGTATATTCGCAAACGGCAAGGTATTCATGTTGTTTACCCCATCAAGTCCAGTGCTGACTTCTGCGTCAGCCTCTTCCCATGAGTTTTGAGGTATCATGAATCTGAACCACATTTGATGTGGGGTTACAGGGTTTGGAATTGGAAAAATCTTTACCCAGTTGTCTACCAATTCAAATGAATAGTGAGATGTTCTTGTCCAAAGAGCATCTTCATACTGAATAGCTTGTAGCTTGTTTTGCCACACTGGAACGAGATAGAATGTACTATCATCTGCGTATTGTCCATAGGAATTGAAGTTACCAATGGTTGAAGCGTGCCCATAGAATCCAAAGAACCTCCACATTGATGCCGGGGTTCGATAGAATACATCCTTGATTAAAATCTTCGTTCTTCCTACCAAAGCTGAGAATTCCGTTGAATTTTGAACGACTTCTTGCAAGTTGTAGTCCTGCTTGCCGTCGACCGTGGCGAAGGATGCCGAATACAGCCTCATATCGCCCCCTACGTTGGCTTCCTGGGAGTAAGCCGTGGCAATGCGCCTTGCGTACCCAAAGTCGTACCTGGGGTACTTTAACGCGGCGTCTACGCCAGTCAGGAGTTCACCGTCGTGGTCGAATGTGCCAGTTGTGTATCCGAGAGCGGACATAAGCACGTTTGATGCTTGATGACTGTTAATTGTATATGAGTATTCCCTCACGGCTTCGTCGTAAGCTACATATACATCAGCAGCGGTTATTTCTACGTCCAATACAGAACCTCCAAGCCTATGATATGTGAAGTTGACTTGGTCAACCGCTCCACTAACAAAATAACTGTCTGCGGTATAGATGCTGTATGGAACTGAGGTAGCTACAGATGAATGAGTTCCAGTCACCGGTAGGACTAAGGCACTTATCGTGCTCATGGGGTTTAAATTAATTGGCATTGTTATTATTTGATTAAATAATCATATTCCTCAAGGTAGACTTTGTGATCAGTGGTCGGAAGCTGACGTGGTCCGTTTGGTACAAACGAAATCTTGCCAAATCTAGTGTCCAAGCCTTCTGGATAATCGAAACCGCCCAATCTTGAGTATTCGTGTTCAAAATCAGTTACTATGAAGCCTTCCGATATGCCATATAGTGGAGGATCGAAAGAATACTTCTGTAGAATTATATACCTTTCCGTTTTTAAGGTCTCGTTTGTGATTGGAGGACCGATTCTCTTAGCTGTTTTGTCTAACATACAGTAAATAGAAAAGAAAAGTTATTAATTCCCTTAAGGAGTGCCTGATTGTAATAAAATTTGGACAACTGCTATTATAATTGCGATAGAACCGCCTGCGGCTGCGCCAAATAATGTAGAACGAGTCTTGCTGATTGTACTGGCGACTGTTCTATCATGCTCAAGCTTATACACCTTGGTATCGAGTTTGGCCATGTATTGACCAAGCTTTTCAGCGGTCCCGAACTCTCTTGTAAATTCGGTGTGTAGTTTTCTGTTCTCGGCAGATGCTCTCCACTCAGCCTTCAATATAGTTAAGTCTTCTTTAACTTTTACCATGGTGGAATCGATCTTATCAATCTTTGCCATGATGGATTGTATAAATTCAGCTTCCAAAACGTCTCCCCCATGGTGGATTTTCTATTTTTGGTAGTGGTATTTCGTTCAGATACAAAGCCAACCCAACAATATTGCCCCCACTTTTTACGGGAAAGGATGAGCTTACAATAATTGCATATGCTTCTCGGTGTGGAGATACAATAACCATTTCTATATTTTTAACGGTTTCCCCATCAAAAGCCCTTGTCACTGGCCACTCTGATATGTCCATTTTGCTACCATCCATGTGCCACGTTTCCCAAATTATTTTACCAAATTCAAAATCAGCATCAACATCTCCAACGATTCTCCGAGCTTCTCTGTTTAACTGGGTATCCCCATCTACAGTGATATACCAAATTGCAATTGGACATCTTTCAAAAGCGGCTTCTTTTATAATGGCAATAGAAGTTGCTTTCACAGCTAATTCTGCCAGGCTAAATTTAGCTCCCGATGCTATATCTATGATATTTTCTGCTTTCATCCGTCGAACCGCCTAAGTTAATTAGGGCAATAATCATTCAATCGATAGAATATTTAAACTAATGTTCAAAAAAAAGGGCCACCCCGAAGAGTGACCCTTTTCTAGACAATCAGGCGTTTAGCCGAATAGGTCTTGAACAACAACGATACCGTACATATCGGCGCGAACAATCTTCTTGCCGTACCGAGTCATGACACCCTTGTTCAGAACAAAGGTTACCGGATCGGGAACAACAGGAGTTGTTTGCAATGGCACATACGGAGCATAGACATAACCGGTTTCAAGAGCCGAAGACCCCTTACGACCGACTAGGATACAGTTGCGAGGGAAGTATGATGTGACGAACACATCCCACTTCTTCGACAGTGTACCTGCCTTGAGCACGCCAGCAGAACCAGCCGAGTCAGTATCGTGCGTTACAGTAGCAACAAACGCTTGAGTAAACTCAAGGATGTTTGCAACTTCTGGAGAAGCGACGATGAACGTCGCTCCACCACGCAGAACCTTACGGTGAATCTGAGCAGAGACATCATTGATTGTCTCTAGCAGAGTTTGATACCACTCTGAGACGTTACCAGTGAAGTCACCAGTAAGAGCCGCCGCAAGAACCTCACCCGTAGTACGGTTTAGGAAGCGACCCGGTCTACGCGACCAGTAGTAAGTACCCGCAGAAGCGTGACGAACTAGGTCTCCAAGAATCTCAACATCGATTTCAAGGGAAATCAGTTCTGAGAGAATTGAAGTAAGTTCTACTTCAGCATCCAAGTTGTGGTAGGCATTCAGGTCTTGACCAAGTTCAGGAGTCCAACGCGCCTTTAGTTTCTTGGTAATTGCTGTAATGTCTGTCGCATCAATTTGAATGTCGATTTGCGGTATTTCCGCGTTCTCACCAACATTCGAACCGAATTCTAGACCCCATGCTGGGTCACCGATGGTCGAACCGAGGGCTGATCCCTGCGCGAATTGATCATCGATGGCAAACAGAAGCTTTCTTGAGATAGAATCGCCGACACCATCAACTAGCGTACCAGTCAGTGATCCCATGAACTTCTCTTCCCCAAGCGTTCCGACAGAGTCTACCAAGCCTGCCGCGTGAGCGAGAGACGATGAGAAGACCATCAGAAGGTTGCTGGAATTTGGAAGACCAGTCGAACCAGTTAGTCTAGAAGTAAGTCTTCTGACTAGAGTTCCCGAAGTAGCTGAACCAGTTAGCGAAACTTCGTTAATCGAGGTATACGCTCTCTCATTCAGGTTGTTTCCGTTACCCTGGAAGGTGGTAAGTGGGACAGATACAACAGCACAGAACGCACCGGAAAGATCCGGGTCATACTTAACTGCCTTATCAAGAACCGAACTGTAGGCGCTGTTGGAACCAACAGTACCAGAAACAAGAACGGTATATCCACCATCTACCCAACCAGAACCAGTCGGCGATGCATAACCAGTGTTAAGGTTGTAGAATCCAGTATCGGCATTGGTGCCAGCGAGGCTGATACCAGGGGCGATCTCGGAACCTACAGCGCCACCACCGAAGATGGATGCGTTTTGGTCAAGGCCGACTCCACCCTTATTTGTTCCAGCTTGGAAATCCAAGTAGAAGATAAGGCCAGTAGGGAGCGACATCGGCTGTACGGACACAAGCTCATTAGCAACCAGATTCGCGAAAACACGACGGACAAGTGGGAACGCAACGGCTGCAAAGCCAGTAACGTCACCAGAAGCCATAGCACTAGACTCACGGATCAAGTATTCCTTTCTCAAGTTGTTCTTTTGGTTCTCTAAGAGAACCGCAATGTTCGATTTAACCTGCTGAGAGTCTCTGTCAGCTAGTCCTTCTAGAAGACCAGTTTGCTCCCACCAAGATGAAATCTTAGTAACTTCTACTCTACGGTCGCGAATGACGACGTTTTCAGACAGAAGTGTCATAATATCAGACATAATAATAATTCCTCCAAATGTAATTTATTTATTAATTCCTGCAAGACGTTGTAGTCTTTGCATTTCCACAGACAAGCGGTTTGTTGATTTTGCATTGTCTTTGGGTGAATCCTTCACAAACCTAGTAGAATTCGAAGTCTTGCCGATAGCTTCATTGAGGGACTCATTTTTAACAGTCCCGATGATATTCTCTTTGAGAGTTTCGTAAACATCCTTTGCGTGATCCGCATTCTTTGCGCCAGTGATGGCTTTGCAAATACTCCGTTTCTGCCGTTCATTCAGTGAATCGTCATTCAGAGTTCTATTTTTATATGAAAGCTTGAGTCCTGCTAAAGTAGCCGTCGTCAATCTCTCAGTTAATTCGAAGTTAAGATTCTTCGATTCCTTTAAGGTCGCTTTATAATTAGAAACTTTTTCTTCTAATTTTGCTACCTTCTTTTCGTGTGCCCCTTTAATCACTTGAAGAGAAGCGAGCCACTTTTCCTCTAGTTGTTCTTCAAGTGTGTTTATTTTCTTGTCTTCATCAGACAAGAGTTCCTGCATCATTTTTTCAAGTGATTCAGTTGATAAGTAATCTTCGTCATCATGGTTGGCCATTTCGGCTTGTCCATCTTCATTTGCTTCCTCGTCTTGAGGCATCGGGACTTCTTGGGTCTCTGCTCCGGGGAGTGAGTCTGCTTCGGGCAACTCTTGGCCTAATCCAAGTTCTTCGTCTTCATCGATCTCAAGGTCGCCAAGGTCGATAACAACCTGACCATCTGAGTCTTCATGTGCGAAATCTAACTGGTCTAGTACGAATTCTGGGTTGGAAGCTTCTGCTTCTGCTTCTGCGTCCTCTTCGTTATTTCCGAAGTCGCCCATATTAAACTCGTCGCCAGGGGCTTCCATCGAAGGACCTTCAGGAGCTTCTTCACCATCGTGCAGAAGGGTTGCCTCTTCCCCAGCCCCAATCTCATCTGGATCGACAACTGGGGCTTCCTCGGCATCCTCTTCGTCGCTCAACTCTGTAAGATACATTTTCTCAAATTCCGATGCGTACTTTTCCTTAAGAGTGGATTCTGCGGTTTTAAGCGCAACTTCTCTTAATTGTTTTGCATCGATTATAACTTGATCAAGCATGGTGGCAGACATTTGGTTTCACTCCGAAAAATATATTTCTTATGGGTAAATAGTGTTCTGGTGACATAAACGAATAAAATTCTTACGTTATGCAGGAATTACCGTGACTAAGTCACCGGAGACGATAGATGCTTGTGCTGTTAAATCAGCGTTGGCAATGCTGCCAGCATTTGGAACTACATACGGGGTTCCAACCGCATCAGCCATACGCCAGTATAGGCCAGGGTTAGATACGAGGATTCTAGCGTCACCAGCGATACCACTATTGTGGTAGGCAACGGCGTCGCTTATCGTGAGTTCTGTGTCTAACCAAACTGCCATTTCGAACAAATGCCCTTCACCATAATAAACACTTCCATCGCCTGACCTGTATTGCCCAACTGTGAGACTGGTATAAGTTCTGTCCACTGCATTCGCAGTTGTAGTAGCTGCCGAGACTCCATCAATCCATATCTCGCCATCTAGTACTCCGTGTTTGACCATAATGGAATGCCAAACTTCTGTTGATTGTGCAGCGGCGGCCATATTTCCAGCATTAAATCCATCCAGATTGGATAGTTTCGTTTGACAAGACATGAGTTGTATACCCGGTTCCAGATGTACCCAGAGACCAGATAGAAGAACCGTGAACGACATTGGACGGTAGCCTGAACCATGCTGCCATGGTAAATGGCGTAGCCCCATCAAACAGGGAGGCTATTGCAGACGGAGCCCCCCAATAATCGGCTGCTTCATTTGCTCCAAACCAAGATTTGTTCCCAAGCAACGTGCTATAATCAAGGAAGTACATGTAAATGGCTAGAAGGTCTGCATCTGTTACGTTGTCTTCTTTTAATTCTTCCCTATTTCTGCCGTAATTCGTTTTGTTTAGATAGTAATTAAATCGAGTATTGTATGGAACATCGCTTGTCATACCTGATTCTATTTGGCATTGTCGTTTGATTCTTCTTTTCCGTGGTATCATGTTATAATATCTCCAACTTAAATAGGTGATAATATAACGTATCTTTTAGAAAAATATACTGGACCGGCAATTAATATAGTGTGCGCCTTCTTCATGGCACTCTCTCTTGCTATTCTATTACCATCTTTTACACTTAACATACCGTTATCGTTAGTATATTTTGCAATGGTCTGCCCATCTTCTATCACCGTATATGTGACGGGGGCATTATATTCTGTCGCTAGAACAGTTAGGGTAATAGTGACAGTTCCAGTAGAAGTTCGGCCCAAAGTTCCATCAAATGACATTAAGAATGGAAGTAGAAATGCTAATAAAAATGCTTCTAAAAAATTCATACGCCTAAAGATGGCTGATGTTCAGACACTTAATATTGGTTGTAGCCAGTACCAGATAGTGGAAACATTTCGGCAGTATCAATACTGGTAAGCTCTGCTACAATCTGGAACGACCCTGTTCCAGATGGGGTATACTGTCCGATGAAACACTCTTTACATTTGACATCAAAAGTAAATGAGTCGTCCAGAGCGGGTAGTGTCGTGAAGTGGTTTGTCTCAACTGCTTCCGGCAAACCTAAACTTGAAGAAGGTTCTGGTCCGAAGAAGACATAGATAGCTTGTCCACCAGTAATGGAACCGGAAGGGTGAAGCTGCTGTGGATCTTTGTTAATGACAGTGAATGACTTGGTAACCTTCGGAAAGGTAACCTTGACCCAATAGTCTGTTGCTCCGATAAAACTTCCTGTCGACCAGGGGGTTCCCGAAGATTGATATGATGGGGTGTTCCCGACACCGGGTTTTGTACCGACGTGATAACCATGATTTGCTGACATAATTTAGCTTCCTTTTAGTATATAGAATTATCTGCGTCTTTTTCTTTTCAATTCTTGTATTTTTTGTTTTCGTTCGTTTTTCGCCATGAGGCGTTTTGCATCTCTTTTCTTTTCTCTGAGTTTATCAGACTTTTTCTGAAAGCGAGACTTTTTAACAGCGTCTTTTAGAACTTCGCTTTTGTAGACTTTCTTCTTGAATCTCTTGATCAGTCTTTCGATCGGTTCATTTTCTCTTCTTCTTACTTCAACATTTACTACTGAACTCACTCTATCCTCTCTTCTTATTCATCAGTTTCTGATTGAAAAGGAATGCCTTCTTGAGAACCGGATCGTTTAGTACCAAATCTTCATTGACTGCTCCCTTTGGAGTTGGACCTGAGCTTGACACCAATCCCGCAAGGCTTTCAGGATGATCAGAAGTCGTTTGCAAGTTTTCGCCTGCCCGAGACTCTTGGAGAATCTTCGCCATCAAGCTGTTCTTGTCTACAGAGGCTGCTGATATGTTGGTGGATGCGTCCGCTGCTCTCTGTTTAGCGAATAGAGAAAGGACTGCTGCATCTTCCTCTGCATATTTTGACTCTGCAACAACCTCTAACTGGGAGGTGCTGCGTCTTGGTGTTGGCAGAGCCCTTCCTTCGATGAGAGGCTTCAGCGAAGAGTCGAGGATACTACCTATGATTTTATACAAATCTTCTTGTAATATTTCCCTTAATGCTTCTTTGATTATATCTTTAAAAAGTTCTTTCTTCATATCAATTCCTTATAATAGTATGTCATCAATTAGTGAGTAAATACGATGACTCTTTGGTATTTGGTCTTTAGAGATGTGAAAATATGTTTTATCTCCGACTTCAATTTCTTTCATTTCTCTCATCATGTGAGCCCTGTCTGTGGACGGCTCCGTAACAAGGTCGAAGCAAATCAATTGGAAGTCATCATTGACAACCGTTCTATTCCCTTCCTTTGTTACCGACCCGAGACCTCTTGACGAGATGCTTATTATCCCACCAATATCTAGTATCGCCTTGGCTATGGCACCTTTACTCGGATGTGGGGCAAGCATAATCTTTCCCACTACATCATCCCCGTCCCAACCAATCTCTGTCACTCTGTGAGAAGTATGCTCAAGCTTGATCTCTGCATACTCTGGGTGATCTAATTCTCCATAAGCTCGATTCTCTCGGATCAGAACTTGATAGTTTTCAAGCTCTCTCTCCAAGAGTGACCTGGAATATATTCTTCCATTCCCGTTGATAGAATCTGCTCTTTGCATTACTCCAGCAAGAACGGTTCCACCTTGGTCAATGAATCTCTGGTCCTGTTCCGTAAGCAGATCTGTTCTTACATTTTTGCCTTCTAATATAAAATTCTCTCTGATCAGGAACTTCTTCATCATTCTTCCTCTTCCAAATATTTCTTTGGGATCTTCAACGCGTCGAACAGTTTGTTTCTGAAATACTCCACGTCTTCTGCGGACGTTCTGTCTCTGTTCCGAACAGGGATGAAGTAATCTTCTTCTATCTGTATTGGGCTATACTTCTTCATCTGTCCCTTCTTCTTCATCCTCTGGTAGTCGGTTTAGATCCTCTGGAGGGATTTGGTGGAAGTCGTTTGACGCTCCACCTTCTGGGTCAATCCCTGGCATACTGCTACCTGACCCATCTTCTGGACCCAGGTGAATGTCAGTTTTTTCCTCGATAAACTTTGCAATCTCTTCTTTTAAAATAGCTTCAAATTGCTCTTTCGGCATCTTAATCTTCATAGTGTCTTACCCCTCAGTAATAGTATCCGTAAAAACCGCCGTACTTGCCGAACGGTCTAGAAGGAATTGATCCCTTCTTTGCTCTGTGTGGAACCTCTCCCAGTTCTGTGGAATCTTCGTCGCTTGGATCGAGCATCCAATCTTCGACCTCATCCTTGTAGTTATCTATGTTGCTTAACATTTCTTTTTCGTCTTTAAGAAATTCAGCGGTAGATTGTATAATGGTCTCGACAGCCTTCATCTCTTCGGAATCTGGGATTGTGGCTTCTATACTGGCATACATTGCCCCGCCTTGAACCGACCCCAGTTCGATAAGACCTCTCTCTTCTAAGAAGTCGAAGTATCTCTTTTCCATATTGTAGACGTCTTCATCAGAATCAAATTTGGGTAGAGTGATTATCTTATTGTTTTTCCAAGATACAATGATGAGAATCTTCGGGTGGTCATAGATGATGATATTCCCGTCAAGAGTCTTCTTAATATCCAGAGATACGGTATTGAGTTTTACAACCGCGTCGTATTTCTTTTCATTAATCACCAGCAGTATCCTCTCTCAATTCGTTAATTAATCCCTGTATTTTCAGTATTTTAACAAATTCGGGTTGTTGAATTTTCTTGCTTCCCCAAGTCTCAAGCATCTCTACAATGCCGGTTATCTTTTCTTTTAAGACTTCATCTGGATTGTCAGTAAGTAAAGTTCCCAACTCTACTTTAATCTTCTTCACTTCAGTATTTAGATAGACAGCGAGATCAATTCCTCCGTCATCAAACGAAGAAACATATCTTTTGATAAGCTCCTTCTGTTCTGGAATCAGGAACTTGTATTCCTCGTTGAACTTCTTGATAAACTTTCGGTATATGAGATTGTCAGTTTTCTCCAATTCATCAGACTTGCGGTCTGAAATGTTTTCTAGAAGCTTGTTCTCTAGTTGAATCTTTGATTCTGGAGAGATGTCAGAATTGAATATTTTATTGATGGACGCGATGGTTTGATACTTGGGAACAAAATGCCCAAATATCTTTTTGCCGAAGTTCTTATTGAGTTCGAACAACAGTTTGGTCTGTTCTGAGTAAATGCTTTTCTGATCTAGTTTTGAATATCCTATCTTGATTTCTTGTACGATTCTAAGATTGTCCTTACTAACGCCAAGATTCATCATCTTGTTGTAGTGCTTAAGATCTCTAATCAGGACAGAGTTCTTATAGAAGAAAGTCTTTAAGACTTCCTTGATCGATTCAATCTTCTCGTAGTCCTTCTTTATAAAAGACTCGGACCACTCCCTAAGAAGAACTTCAAATAAAAATCTCGTATTTCTCTTTTTGTTATGTATCATCAGATTCGGCTTCCAACTCTATTGTGTCGTTTTTCTCTCTGTTATTTTTGTTTAACTCTGAGATTCTTTCATTAATTAGATCTTTTTTGTCAGCTAATGTAGTTTTAATTCTTAAAGATATTTCTTGTAAGATCGCTTCATCAATATCTTCCTCAGTTTTCTCTTTTCCTTCCCATACATTTTTGGTCAAATTCTGCAAGCCATTGTTCATCCCTGCAAAAATATCTTCCAAACTTGGGTTCGCTAGGAATGCTCCACCAGCAGCCTTTCTGGTTCTTTGTCGTGGGCCATCTGCGCGTCTATTGTCGTGTCCAGGCTTCAACTTCGAACGTTCCTTTCCTCTTGCTTGAGGTTGCGTGGATAATTTTGAAGGCTTTGATTGTCTCTTGGCGTCATCGTGGACCTTGGACAAAGCGCCCTTGCGTGGCTCGCCTGACAGCGCTGCTATGTCATCATCGGTGGGAATGGATGCAAGGGTGGTCTCTGGTCCATCTGCCCCGTCAGCGCCCCCTTCTGCCCCGCCCATGTCCATGCCTGGCCCTGCCAAGCCCTCGGGTGGACCCATGCCGCCCCCGCCCATGCCGCCCATTGCATCCATCTCCCCACCCGTTTCCAGATAGGACTCAAGAGATACATCGAACTTAACATCGGTAAACTTCTCAATTCTATTTCTAATAATCTCGTCATCTGACATATCGAAGATTTTCTTAGAAATCCAAGAGTCGGAGAATAGATCTTTTGCTTCGATGGCAACCGCAAATTTGGTTCTCATGTATTCAAGTTCTTGAAGTTCTGAGATTCTTGATGGATTATGGAAAGACAGATCAAAATTGAGCAAGTCCTTCCCTTTGTATCCAAGTGTCGCAAGGTGGATAATCGCAACCTTTCTAAGTTCTGAAGAGATTGTGCTTTGGATTCTCAAGATTGTTCTTGCAAACATAATATCTTTCTGAGCTAAAGAACTCCTTTCCTCTGTTCCATCTCCTTGAGATAGATACGAGGCTGGAATCTTTAGGGCAGTAAAGAGCTTATCTCTAAAGTATTTAATATCATCGATATCACCAGTGTACTTGCCACCAGCAAGAGTAGAGATCTCGGATGAGTCTCCCTTTCTTACGGGGATGAAGTAATCCTCTTCGATTGAAAGAGGATTATATCTCAGGTCGACTCGGCCAGTATCGGGGTCAACAATCTGATTTCTCTTCAGTTCGGTCCTAACCTGCTCCATGTACGCGGGTACATCTTTAGGGTCAATACCTCCAACGTCGATCTTGAATACTCTTCTTTCTGGAGATCTGACAATACGATACGCCATCACAGCGTCCTCAAGAAGATTCAACTGCTTCCAAATTCTCCGAGCGCCCTCCAGAACAGACGAACCGTAAGGAACATACTTGTCATTTCCAAGGATTCGAATGTGTGCAATTTGCCAGTTCTCAAATGTCAAGCCCCCGGCGTTCCACTGAAATTGGACGTAATCTGGATTGGTGGGGTCTTCGCCTTCAAGTCTTTCAACTTCTGCCGGTGGTAGTCCAATTACGTTTGTGACTCCATTCTCGTTGTCTATATCGAGGTACAAGAAAAGGTCTCCGTATTTACATGCGGTACGTGTCCAAACGTGTGCATTCAATTCAATGTTTAGAACTTCATAAAAAAGAAACTCTAAGATTTCTGTTATCTCTTGATTCGGAGATGTAATCTTGAGAAGAGGTGCAAATTGCGTATAGGTTGTTATTTCGTCAGCGTAGATGTCCAAAGCGGAGGCAATTTCAGAGGTGAATTCCATCTGATCAAAGTCCATGTATCGCTCTGCGCGAGAGGCATTCGCCAATGCGCCAGCCTGGATCTCTTTGAACGGGTTATAAGAACCACTTTTCTTGAAGGCTTTTCCACTAGCAGATTTGAACTTGTATTTGTCGAGATCTTTCTTTCGACCAATTCTCATGTTCTGCTGTTTATAATTGGTAATCGGACCACTTAATAGTCTGGTCAGCCTTTTATAAAGGGGGGAAGCTGTATTATACGGGTTATTTCTTCTCCGCTTTAGAATTGTTGGTTGTCTCATTTATTGCCACTCATCCCTTTATTAGCCAAGAATAGTCTCTGTATACTCCATCAGTTCCTCTGTATTTGAACTGTGGCGGTTGCGCTACTAAATCACTGTTAAATATCGAATTCGTTCGTTTAATTGAATTTAAAAATTGTTTCTTGAACTCAACGTCTCTGCGGTTGACGGATAACGCTGTGTCTCTGACCCAACATGCTAATGCTGCACAGATAACTAGGTCGTCGTTCTTTCCCTTTCTGGATTGTGGCTTGCCGTTCTTGTAAACAAAATTCTCAAGCTCGGTTATGTATCTAGAAGAATATGTCTTGTAGGCGCCATTTCTCATGTATTCTTCCCATTTAGAAATTAACCATGGTCTGGTCTTAACATTAACGAAGAGGCCGGGAACCACATCATCCCTGCCCTCTGCTTCGAACTGGTTTACATACTTGTATGTTGACTTCTCTGAATAGAATAAAGCTGGATATTCCTTCGTAATCATTTTCTCAATCAATGTGTTGCCCATGCTGTTGTTCTCTGGGATAACAAGACAGATACCATATTTATAACCAGTGTCAAACACAAGGTCAGAAAATATATCTACAGTAACCTTCCCTTTAAATTCCGCAACACACTCAACAGTGCTTGTATTAACGACATGGAAGGCTGAAAAGTCTGCACCGTCGCCTCTAGCAGTATCGACTGTAAGAATGTAGTTTGAAGAATAATCATAGTCTTCCCAGATCCATAAGTTGTTGGCTGGACCACATTTATAATCCGGCTCCTTAACTTCAGATTTCAGAAGCTTGATAACTTCTGGTGATATGACTGTGTCCCCAGACAAGGTGAAGTCGCACTCATATTCCTGTGCAAACTTAACCCTAGACATGTTTCGTTTGGTGCTATCGTACCACTCTTGATCACGCTCTGGGTGTATATCCCAAGGAAGAAGGATGTTATGGAAGTCGTTGTTGCCTTCTTCTGCGTCTTTCCACATATCATAGAAGAATCCACCAGCACCGTTTGGAGTGCTGTTAATGATAGCCGACCCGCCTGTTGATAGCGTAGGCCAGGCTGACGCCCAAGCTTCCGTTAAGCCATCAATAAAGGCGCCCTCATCGATGAACAGGAGACTTAGAGATTGCCCACGGGCAATGTTGGCAGTCGTGGCAGTCGCGGTCACTCTTGACCCATTCTCTAAAGCAAATATGAAAACATTGTCCGTTTTAATACCAGAGATTTTCTTCATCCATTCGGGAAGATTGTCATAGGCGTACTTAATCTTTTCAATAATATCTACCGCGTCCTCTCTCTTGATTGAGACAGTTGCGATTTTCTTGTTCTTGTTAAAAAGCATCATCGAAAGGATGTACGACGATATCAAAGTGGATAGGCCCAACTGCCTACTTTTTAATATTATGTTAAACCGGTGGTCTCTGAAATCATCCAAGGCGTTATTTTGAAAGTCCCAAGTTTTAAAGAGGATCTTGCCCTGCTTTGGATGCTGGATATAGACATAGTTTGTGATGAAATACTTAGGATTCCTAGATCTCTTTATTTCTCTTGCTTTAAATTGTTTAGTTAATTCCATAGGGTTATATCAATCTCTTAATATTCGCTACGCCACTCTTTCTCTGGTTTCTTCACCTTGGGAGTTCCAAGGTCCGTCATGTGACGCACCTCTTCTAAATCCGGCTCATCTTCAAATCCAAACTCATCCCTAAGACCACCCTCCGCTTTTCTTGGTGCTCCACAATGTGGGCAAACTTTTCCGGTGCTGCTTTCTTTTAAGATTGACAGTTCGTTTTCAAACTTGCGCTTATCAAAGACCCTCTCTTGATAATCTTTGGATATATCTCTGATTCTTTGCCTGAAGTCGAACTTCTTTGGAGCTTCGGACACAACTGGCGTTATGTTTTTCGATTCTCCTAGACCTTTGAAATCGACCATGGATTCTGTTTCTCCCTCGTCTCCGAGGTATCCACCGCATTCTCCGCAAATGATTCCGCCGCCTGCTACGCCACCGCCATTTTCTATAAGAAGGTCAACGCTTTCCCTTCGGTAATCCCAATCTATAAATCCAAGCTTAATTCCCGAGATGACATGATCGCTCAACTGACTCTTAACTCTCTCAAGAGATCCTCCTTTTGATGAAGAGCCAGTCTCACGTCCCCACTTGCTTTTTATACTTTTTTCTTGTGCTTTTAGGGAACCCCATTTTTGAACCCATTCGGTGGGCGGCTGGCCAATTATATTATTCATCATGATTGAATTAAACCTACCCTTATCTCTTCCAATAGTTGTTTCGTTTAAACTGGATTTTGACTCTCCTAGTTTATCTAACTGATTCTTCTGGTGAGTCTTGAGATCTTTCTTGTATTGTGACACTTGGCTCTCGACGCCTGAAATCTCATAGATTCCCACTGCTGTGACAATCTTGCGTGCCATGGAAATTTGTTCATGGCTCTGCTTGATGTCTCCAACTTTCTTCAGGTTGACAGTCTTTCCTGAAATCTTTTTGTATTCCTTCTTGAGATAGGACACGACCCCTTCCAACTGAGATTCACACTTAGCTTCAAACTGAATGTTCTTCGTTGTAACTGAGTTCTGGACCTGGCACTGATAGGATACGATTACTTTGTTATCAACGAACTTGACTTTGAAGCCATCATTAATTGTGAACTCTTTCCACATATCGCCCTTCTCACGGTGCAACGTCCCGGTCTTTTTCATATCTGTGAAATCATTGGCGTTCCTGGCTGCTTGCGCTAGAGCCTGGAACACTTCGACCTTATCTGTGTTCTTCATGTTTTCCATCCTCTCGTTGTACGTTATGTGTGTCCTGCGGGTCTGTTTGAAATCCAGATCCTTTGCACTCCCAGCATTGTTCTTTGTAGTTTCCGTCGTCGTATACATCACCAGATCCACCACAACAACGGCAATCGCCGTATTCATGTTGAACGTCTTCTTCTTCGCCCCTCTCCTGTTCTCTCTCTTCTGGAGTTACAGAAGCTTCACTTTCCATGAAGTTCTCATCGAGCCTAGACTTGACTTTGTCAGAGACTTCTTTCGCAGTCTCTTCAAACCAAGCGTTTATCTCGTTGACAATAGTTTTTAAGATTTTTTTTCTGGTCGCCATCCGTCTTCCCACCTTTGTTCTCTACCTTCTATGTATTGTATATAGCAATATTCGCAAGTATCGAATTTTAAATAACAATAATAATCTTTATTATTTAAAATGGATTTGTTGCAAGCGTCACAGTTCTTGAATAAAGATCTGTTCACTTTTGACTTTATAACAAACTTTTCCCGTTTCTCTTCTGAGAAGTTGTCAAAGCCTGTATAGTCTATTTCGGAGACTTGTTGTTTGTAAGTTTTTTCCTTGGATGAATTCCATCCACCTCTTAGGTTTTGCACGGCATCGTCGCCATACTTTTCGCGTATTGCTTTTTCAAGCCTATCTTTATCTGCAAGTTTATCAAACATATGCAGTAACTAGTCTAGGCTTCTTCGTTGTCAACCGTGATCTTGTGAATCTTTGCGATGGCATCTTTATCCCAAATGCACCCAGTTGGTATTCTCCACAGTTTATTTGCCAGCCACGTATTTCCTTTAGGATATTTGAAGTCGACCTCGACGCCATCAAAGTATTGGTAAACCTCTTGCCAAGCAATTTTCGAGAAATTGCCGGGATCATTTCCTGCTGAAAATCTTACAGTGAACTTCTTGTAGCTTTCGTAGTCGTGGACTTTGTAAATTTGAGAATCTTCGGTAACTATCGAATAGATGTAATTACTTTTGAAACTGTTCTTCATGGCCCAAGTAAGCCAGTGTTCATTTAGAACGTACCAAAGCCCAACGGGAACCTGTTCTGCGACTGGTTGATTTGACATTTTGTAGGAGATCTTCTCATACGGCTTGTCCAGCAAAAGTATTTTATTCTCGTTCATCGTTGTCCCCCAAAATAAAAAAAGCCCTTACGGTAAGTAAGGGCTTCTCAATCTTAAGTTCTAATTTATTTTAGTCTTATTTTACAACCGGCTTGGAAGAGCGCACATAAAGGTTTTTCAACTTTTGATAGATCTTTTCCTTCTCTTCTGTCTCTAAGACAAAATTACTCTTAGCATATGCTTTTCTCGTATATGGCGAGCATATACGACAGTTATCATGTTCCTCCGCACAGAAGTGTCCTTCTGGGGATTCACAACATTCGCACTCGGGATATTCTATTTGGTCGATGGCTCCACCCCGGAAGATGATGCTCCTGATTGAAGTACGGAAGAGTAGACTGCTCTAGTTGCACCTTTTCGGTAAGATGAAGCGGTTTTGTTTATTGTGGCAAAGTTCCTGGCCCAGTCATTGCCCACATTAACAGCCAAATCCTTGAGCATACCTAGATTCTGAACTGCGTCTACAACAGCAGTCGGATCGGAACCAATGAATATAAACTCCCAATTGTACTTATCACGTTGATGATTGACCATCTCCTTGATAGCAGATGCTGGATAGGCTACCGATGAGTTTTCCTGACCGTCCGTCATCACCACAATCATAACTTTGCCAGGACGCTCAGACTCCACAGTGGCACTAAGCTTTTCCCCGAGTTCATTAACGGCTCTGCCTATGGCATCATACAAAGCTGTACAACCAGAGGGCACATAATCGGCTTCGGTCAATAGTTGAACGTCCTTTAGGTCTACATCCTCTGTTGTGACCTCGTAATAAGATCCATCCAATTCAAACTGGGTTCTAAACTTCATTCCAGATGAGACCAATCCAAACCCCATTTCCCCAGAGAATTGAACAATTGTGATCCGAGCGGATCCATCTTCTAGCTTTTGCTTCTCTAAGAGATCGTTGACCCCAGAAACAATCTGTTCTCGTTGTCCCGACATTGAAGTGGACTTGTCTATGATAAATGTAATGTGAGTTAAATCTTCACGCATTTGAATACCTCCTATGATATATATCCATGCATATTAACAACCAAGTTTAAACCAGTCAAGTCTAATCTATGGAGACTACCAGAGCCACAGTTCCGGCTCCAACTACAAATCCCAACACCATTGCAAACCATCCTTTGTTTACTTGAAACCAAGATCGCTTGCTCAAATCTGTAATCTTATTTGCGAATTTATCATGAGTATCTAGGATGGAGTTGTACCCTCTCTCTAGAGAAGAGACGCTTTCCTTTAAAAGTCTGTTCTCCGTCTTCAATACCTGATTGTCGATCTCTATATCAACATATCTTGAGTAATCCTCTTCATCCACCAAAATCCCTGCAAAAGTTTCTTCGTCAAGGGTGATTTCCGTAGCTATTGGATCAAAGTCTAAAACTTCCACTTGCCCGTACACGGGGCCGGATATCATAAGGAATACTATGATTCCAATCATCAATCTCATTTTCTAATCCTTTTATGGAAGGCTATCAGCGATTCCAATCGCTTCTTGCGATCGGGTATTTTTTTGATTAACACAAGGCTTCTCTTTAGAACAACCTTTCTCTTGAGGTTTTCTTCAAGCTCGACTCGGATTTCAATTTGTTCAAGTTTCTTCTTCGTGTCTATTTCTACAACTTTCTTCCGGCTCTCGTCGGCAACCTCTTTGAGCTTAGTCTTTAATTTGTCATTACCGGAAAAGAATCTGAAAATTAAAAGAGTCCCAAATACAACGGCAAACCCAATTACAATCTTAAGCCAATACTTCTTGAAAAAGGTTTTCATATCAATCTCCTTCTGGACGAACCGATGCATCTTGATGCTTGTTTGGATCGTAATACTTTCGCAACTCCAGATATTCTCCAGGCTTATAGAATTTCATTTCAATATCCTCTGGAGAAATGCATTCGATAGCATTTCCCAGAGAATTAGACCCATATAAATTAGTTGTCCTTGGGACGACTTTCCCGTCCTCAAGTGAGTAACGTATCTCTTCTAGAAGAAAAGTATGGACTCCAAGTTTTGGCTCAAGTTGATACAAAATCGTGAAGCCTTTAAAAGTCTTTCTTCTCTTTTGGTTTAAAATACTTCCTGACATTTATGCCACTTTTGCTTTTGCTTTCTTGACGATCCAAGTTCCGAATCCGCCACCGATGATTCCTGCCATGACAGCCCACCAGCCGAAGCCAGCGCCCATCAGACAGGCCGATACAGCGCCGAGCACGATGCTGCTGGACCTGAGTACGAAGTTCGATGCTGCTGCCTGCCCAGTCACGCCCTGCGTCTTCCTGACGAAATCCCATGTCATCTTCACGACTTGAGTTAGGGCCACCGCTACAAATGCGGACAGAACAATGATAAGAGCTAGAGTACCTAGTTCGGGGGCCGCGTCAAATGTTAATGGTAAGTTCATAATAATATCTCCTAGCGTTAGACGATTCTTCCGTTTTCGACCTCTATTATGGTCTCAACCATGTCTTTAATTTCATCGATATGTGTTACTATCATAATAGAATCAAAACTATCTTCCAACACATTAAGTAGTTTCTTGAAGTTCAAAATGTGATTTCTATCTAAAGAAGTTCCTGGTTCATCCATAATCAAAAACTTAGATTTGGATAGCGGTGTTATATTGTAGAGGGCGGATCTTAGGGCGAGAGATACCAAGGTTTTCTCTGCTCCCGAACAGGATTCTATTAGGACTTGCTGATCACCTCTTAGCAATGAAATCTGAATCTTATCAGACTCTATCCACATTTTGACCCTGAAGGTGACAATATCTGAGAGAGTTGCGTTTACGATGTCGTTAATCTTGGGTATATAGTTCTTAATTAACAACAACGGCAATCCGTTCTTGCCAATAATTTTTCTGTATTTTTCCAAGAGTGCAAGTTCGGAATTTGACTTGGACCACTTTTCTTTCGCTTCCGTAATTTGTTCCGACCTTGATTGAGATATCAATATTTTATTACCCAAGGAAAGCTTTTCAACTTGGAGCTTCATTATCTTTTTGGCGGAAATTTCAAGCGAGTCATCGAACGCTATTCTCTTGCCTATGAGTATGTGCCTTCTCTCTAAGGATTTTTGGTTTTCATAGTAAACATCAATTGATTTCACATTGACTGCTAGATCGGCCTGTAACCTGGCCATTGTCTTTTCTTGACCCTTTATGGATTCTTGCGAACGATTCATATCTTTGACAAGATGAGACCTATCCCTTTCTAAGTCATCAAGTCTTGCCAAGTCCCCGGAGCGATCCTTGATTTGAGACTCTTCTAGATTGGCAAGTACAATCAAGTCTGAATCTACGATCGTTGTTAGTTCTGGAATCCTTGCCTTATCCCCGATTGCGCTCAATAGAAATTTGCACTTGGTATATTCACCACCACACGGGACACCATATAAAAGTTCTGCGTTTTCTTTCGCAAGGTTTAAAGATGTCTCGTTGACATTCAGGTCGTGCTTTAGGTTAGAAATTTTCTGTTTGATTTCGTTGTGAAGCGTAACGAGCGTTACCAGTTCTTCCCTGGAGGTCGTTGAAATAGCTTCTTCAGTGTATCTGAGAGTGGCCGCTTGTTGATCGTAATACTCGGTATTTCTTTTGATACCTTCAACACATTCTTCAATATCCTCTTCTGTTTTATATTTCGCTTTCACCAACGCATCCAAATCCATGAATGGAACTTGGTGAGAGTCTATCTCTGCCTGGATTTCTGGGATTTTCATTCCGATTGTCGCATGAAGAGTGGTTTCCAGGCCCAGAACTTCTTCAAGCTCATCTAACCAACCTTGATTTTCCTCGATCGATTTCTCTTCTTTATCAATTTTGGCTGCAAAGTCGTCCGAGAGGGCTGAACACCTTGCCTTCATTCTAACGATATCGTCTTTTACATGTGGGTCGATTTCACTGAAAAAGTCCAAGTCCAAGAACCTTGATATGATCTCTTTCCTTTTCGTGTCGCCGTGGTCAATCAGTCCGAAATTATTGAACTGAGAGGATAGCGAAATCAGAACAAAATCGGAATACATTCCAAACACTTTTTGAATGGTTTTCTCTGTATCGTTCTTCGTATCGCCAGTGAGATCGTTACCATCGCAGTGGAAGGAAAGCTTCACAGTGACCGTTTTTGAGCCCCTCTTGAGCTTTCTCTCGATGATGTAGATTCTACCATCCAACTCAAGCTCAACCTTGCCCCAGCCTGCATCAGACAGGTTGTTGAGGAAGTGGCTATTTTTGGAGATGTTTTTAGATGTTTTCCCGAAGATGGTCCAAATCATGCTTTCGATCAAGCTGGATTTGCCAGAGTAATTCGATCCAAAAACACCAGTTATCTTTTTGTGTCTAAAATCAATCTCTTGTTCGCCTCGGAAATTAAACAGCCCTTTCCAAGAGAGCTTATTGATCGTCCAAACGTCATTTAGTTTGGATTTAATGGTTAGCTTCTTATTGTATTTCGTATTGAGATTGCAAATATCATCAACAATAGAATCGTCTAGCTCTACGTTTTCTTTGATGAATTCGTTTTGGAATTCAACATCTGATAGGTTGCTCTTTACCTCTTTAATATTTTTACTAATCAAGGCAACGCTTGTATCTGTGTATTGACAGACAACGCTTTCGACTTGGCTCTTGTCGAACAAAGATAGAGCATTGGCACACAGTTCTTTTGAGCCAACAAACTTCAACCTAGATCCTTTCACTGGTGTCCAGGCATCTCCCTTGTCGAGATTGACAGTGATGAACGGATTGGGGTTTTTGATTTCAAGTCTATCAATGTCCCATTTGTCTTTGGACTCGATGTTCCAAATTAAACAACCTTTGTTGTCATCCTCGCCAAAGTTCTGTTGAACGGTGGAGCCACAATATGCAATTCTCCCATCCTTATCGAGCATTTGCTGCTTGTGGATATCTCCGAGCATGACAAAATCGTATCCTTCAAAGAATGACTTTTTTAGATAATCATCGTCTATCAGAGCGAAGTCTGAATCTGTCAGGGAATTATTGAGTGGACCATGATAGAGAGCAATGTTGATATCATTTGGGTCTATTTCAAGTCTTTCTATTTCATCAAAGCATGAATAAAATGAAAAACAAATGTCCTCATCAACAACGACGGAGGATCTATACCCTTCCGGTTTCTTATAGTGATAGAACTTTTGGGTCTCTTTAAAGAGCTTGATATTCACATGTGCTAGGGAATTTACAATCGGAGAGATTGCGTCCTGCCTGCTCCTGTTGTTAACAGAGCCATCGTGGTTTCCCAGGATCATATACAACGGAGAGATGTCTGCAAGCTCTCGCATAAACCAAGCTACATTATCAACTAACTCTGGAGAGATGTTGGTCTTTTGATGAACCATGTCCCCACAGTGTACAATTAGATCAACTTTCGCTGTTTTAAGCTGAGAGATGAGTTCTGTTAATACCGTTCTGAATTCTGCGTGTCGTTCAAGGTTTCGCCAGTGGGTGTCGGCGATATGTGCAATCTTAATCATTCTAATCCCTAGATGGATAGTAATAGGTTATAACACAAACTTGCTTAACCAGTTTCTTAGGCTTTCATATTTTAAATCGTATTGGAGAAATGTTTTCTCAAGGTCTAGTTTGATCTGATCATATGCTCCGAGAATGCTATAAGCTTCATTCTTAATCGTGTCACTTGATACAATATCAGATCCGTGTTCAAACCTGTAGATCATTCTAACGATCATATTTCCAGGGGTTACTCTAGTTGGCGCTCTTGGCCCCTGAGCCCAAGACCAAGACCGAGACAGCCTAGCATCTATTTGCAGTTCCGTTTCGTAGCCGATTTTATACTTTAATTTCCAATACTTAACCAGTTTGATCATTTTTTGTCGGTATTGGGTCAAGGGCGTCAAGGCGGGACTTCTTAGTTCCTCTCCTGCTGATTTAACATCGATATTAAATTCGAATGGAATAGTGATCGAAACTTCTTCTTGTTCAATATCCACTTCAATTGGAAATGGAAATCGCCCGTCGATGTGAAGAAATATGTCTTCAAGTTCGTCAGTATCAAAATATTCTATATTGAATTTTTTGTCCAGCTTTTCAACTAATTTTTCCATGGCTCTTGTTACTCGAGCATCATCAAACTGGTCAAGTTCTTGTTCCAAGTGATCAGGATCACTTGTGACTATGGTATCAAAACTTAATTGTAAATGGGAGCCATCAACATATGAATCTTGAATATCAAGATCATCAAGATACAGTTCATTAATGAGCAGATCTGCAATGGACTCATAATTATGAGATCTCTTTATGATTTCTTCATTGTCACACATGGAATATATATCATTAAGATCTATGTATCCAGACATCCAGACATAAACCGTGTTTCCCTCCATATTCCCTTCCTCCGTAGAGGGGTTGAAATATCTTGAAGAGAAGTTGTCGACGTGTTTTTCAAATTTTTCAAAGGGAATCCCCATCGGGTTTGCTTCAATACTTTCTGCGATCTTCTGTTCAGACCTTTCCAAATCTCGTTGGGCGATAACGTCTTGAACGCTGGCGTAAAGCTCTGGGATGTTCGTGATCGTCTTGCCCATGAATCTTTCATTGTCGGAATATTTTTCCCGAATGTCTTTCACAACTTGTTGTATCTGTTCTGGAGTTAAGAACGATTCATAAATCTCCATGAGCATCCCGGATCGAGAAGTCAATGAACTGTCTGGTAAAGGGCCGAATCCGCCCGTAATGGTACCTGGACCGTCGCCATATGTTGGCTTGGTAGGAGGGAACACATGTTGCCACTTGAAGTTATCTTTGAACGTTTTAGATCCGCACAAGACATTCAATGTCAAATAGGCCGTAAACTCATCATTCTCTATTCCATGATTTGGGTATGTCCAAGTTTCTTCCAGGTCTCCTTCTCTGTCAAATTGACGAGTCAGTTTCCAAAACTTGTGTTCTCCGGTTGAGTCAAGGTCTTTTAGGTTCTTCAAAAAATAGTGGACAAAGACCAATTTTTCATCATTAGTGTAATCGTTATAATAATTATTCTCCAACTGAGATATACACCAAGGAGTTCCCCTGCCCCAATATGCACAAGCAAAATCATCTAGTGGTCTGGTGGCATAAACGTCTTGATTATCAAGACAGACATCGCTTTCCTCAAGTGCTTTGCTTTCGTCTTCGAAAACTATGGCGTGAAGCTCGTCTATTGTTTTGTAGCTATAGATGTCGGGATTTACTTTTGTTTGGAAGGATTTTGAAGTCTGAAAGAAGTTCGCGTTCTGGTGAAACTCTTGCACCGCTGAGATCATCTTCAAAAGAAATAGAGAAGCATCAGTGCCATCATCTAGTTTTGGATTTATCCAACTTTCCTTCTCTACCAATTTCTTTGTAACTTTTTTGTATTTACCAAACATCCAATCAAGATATTTGTCAGTATTTGATGGATCAGCGTCTGACAATAGACTGATAACGTATCCCCAAGCAGGAAACTTCTTTGTGAGATTCTTGGCAGAGATTTCTCTTAATAGGAACTTTACTTTCATAATACGGTAATTAGTCCAATATCTTTATATACAGACTCTATTTATCAAACATTTTTATCGTGTTAGTGCTTCTCTCAAAGAGGAATAGAAATTAAATGGTGTTGCACTTTCTTTGCATTCCTGAAATTCAGACTTGGTCATTTCGCCAGGATCGTTCGCATCGCCAAGATCGACCATAAAAACTTCTATTTGATATTCCAAGAACAATTTTGCAATTTTGGTCGCTGCTCTCTTCGCATCCTTGTCATTGTCTAAGGCCATATACACTCTAGAGGTGTTCTCGATGATCTTTGAAAACAACCTTGACCCACCTTTGTCAAGGGCAGATCCCAGCAATGGAATTACATTCTCGCCAGCGTTGATAGCATCAAAGACTCCTTCAACCAGAGTGACAGGTTTGGACCAATCAATGTCTAGTTCGTTGAAGATGATGTTCTTCTTCTTCGTGGCAGGAATCCAGTATTTAATCTTTTGGCCAGTAAAGGTTCTTGCAACATAGAAGTTACAATCACCTTCAGAATCAAATGAAGGAATGATTATTCTACCGTAAAGGTTTTCACCCTCGCAGTATCCGATTCTCCATTTGATTTGGTCCTTTCGGGTTATCCCTCTCTGTCTTAGATAATCCTGGGCAGACTCCAACAACCGAGTTTCACGGGTTGTTGTCATTGGGATAAAGTTCTCGGGGAAGAATGTTTCCTTCTCTTCAACTTCTTTTTCCTGCTGGTTGTAGAAAACCTCCTTAAAGGATTCCAGGGGAGTTGATGAGTCTTTGATGTCCCAATCTATGAAACCACCAATGTGGTCTCGGATTAGAATCTTGACATCTTTCCCTGAATATTTACAGACCCAACATTTGAAAACGTTCTTATCGAAGTTTACAGATAGCTTTCTTTTTGGACCTTTGCAGGCTGGGCATAGAAAAAGGTATTCACCCGCGTGTCTCTCTGGAGATCCGAAGTGCCGTGTCAGTAACTCTATCTTGGATGAACTTTCCAAAATCCCGCTCTAGCTATAATGATGGCGTCGGCCTTATCATAGTTAAAGGGTTTGATACCACCCCGTGGACCCATCGTCAAGGAGAAAAGTGGCTCATTCAGGATACACCAGTCTAGGCAAATCTTCTTATCTTTCTCGCCTCTTTTCTTTGTACCACACACTCCCACTCTTGCAGAACTTCTGCTGAGAAACTCTGCTTTAATTCCATAAGTCGCGTATAACACCCAGGAGACTGCATAGTTTACCTTGAGCAATACTGCGATTGTATGAGCGCTTGAAGATCCAGGTCTAAACTTTTGCAGAGGAGATTCAATAAAGATATGTGTTATATCATACTTTTCAATTATCTCATTTATAATTGAAAGTTGGAGTTTGGTTTTATCAAACAGATCCAAATCTTTACTATCAGAAGCAGCGAAGTCTGTTAAAACTAGCTTCCCATCATTGTCCAAGATGGCGATACCGGTACAAACGGTTGATATGTCTAAACCTAAAATCATTAAATCACCTCAAGGAGAGGATGTATTTCTTCTGATTCAGAGTCAAGAATTATTTCTAGGTCTGTTCCAATTGATCGAGAATCCTTGTCCACCATCTGGCAAGTCTGTCATTGTCAGATAGTCGTTTCGAACCAAGTAAGCAATGACCCTATGAAGAGTTTTACTGTTGGGACTATCGGAGTGCATAAAGTGCATAAAACCAGCAACCTCTTGAACGCTTTTCATCGTAAATCCACCAGGCTTGTCACTAATCTGATCCTTGAGTCTTCTGAAGAACATCCGCGCTTGTCCAATTTGTCGAAGTTTATCCCTGGTCGATTCTGGCTCTGCAAAATCCGGGTCATGTGGGTCAAACTTCTCTGGCTCTGGCTCTGGCTCTTCTCTGGCTCTGGCTCTGGCTCTGACTCTGGCTCTGGCTCTGGCTCTAGCGCTGTCTGTGGCTCTGGTTCTGTCTCTATATGTGATTCTGACTATGCTAGTAACTCTGGC